TTTTCGTGTTGCTCTGCCAACAAACCCGTATCCTACTATTCCGTACATTGATTATCCTTTAAATACTGTTCATGCAACCAATCATAATCATTTATAAAAAACAACTGATTAGGATCATCTTTATTAGCATGGCCAAACTTCGTTCCAGCTAATGCGCCTTTAATTGCGAAATTTCCAAACTGGCGATCTATGCCTATTGTTGTCCATACTTTTAATCGACGCTCCGTTTCCTCATTTATCTGTCCTTCTATTGTTTTACTCGATAATTTAACGCATTCTCTAAATGCCGATTTCCATGTATTAAACGGATCTGTGTTAAATTCTGTAATATTCGAAACTTTTGGAACTGATACAAATTTTTTCGAAATACTTGTTGTCATATCTGGAGTAGTTACATCCATATCTAAAGTCATTTGCGTAGGTAATAATTTAACACCACCGTACCCATATTCTAAGTCATTTATTGGGTTGCGGCTTCTCCAAACATGTACTGTAAATTTCTCAGGATCGCTATAATCGAAACTAAAATCGTCGAGTATAACTGCATCGCCATCAACTACCCAAAACATTTCAGTGCTACACAACTTTGCCGCTTCAATGTGTGCTTGATGTATACCTTTTACATTTTCTATTCTAATTGCTTGTGGGAAACGAGATCTTAAAATATTCCAATTTTTATCTGCATTAGGTTCTTGATAACTTATAAATGTTATATCAAACTTAGATTCTATTAACCTAGGATTACTTGCTAATACATCAATTTCTTTTCTATTAACAAAGAACCTATATTTAAATTCCTTGTCTGCTATTTTTCGTTTCTTAGGAACTAAACACACACCGTTATAATGTGCTCCATTTTTAAAAACATGTATGTATTCTTCATCCCATTCAGAAACTTTATACGAAAAATCAAACTCGTCGTTAACAACAATGTCATTCCAAACTATCCAGAAAAATTTTGTGAAGGCTAACTTGCGAGCACGTTCAAGAGAATCAGCTCGCTTTAACGTAGGAAATTTAACCTTTAATCTTTTATATTCTGTATCAGTATCAGAACCTAAGAATACTATATCATACATTATTATAATATAGCATCATTTATTAACGATGTCTAGTCCTATTTCTAGTATTTCCATAATGAATTACTTTACTCACACTAGAATCAAACTTACGCCACGGATCTACGACTACACTATTTGGCGGAATAACGCAGTATAATGTATCGTGCTGCTTTTTGCCGGTATATTCATACGTAATTTCAGCAGAATGTGCTAATAAAAATACTCCTGGATCTTCTGGTTGTACATCATCGCCTGTACAAGGATCAATATATGTTACAGGATATCCTAACTCTTCACAGTAATACCCTACAAGTAAACTATAACTACCGTCTAAATATGGAACATTTGGTTTATATGCTTTACCGTGTATATAAATTGGATATTCATTTTCTTCTGCATGCCGTACTAATTCTTTAGCAAGATTTTCTGCTTGTATTTCTCTAGCATTCATAATAGCATCAAATAAATCATACCCAAGATTTAACTCATCAGCTAGATACCGTAATGCAATATTATCACGTGGATGACACGCACCGCCGTCGCCCATGCCAGCAGTCATATACTGCTTGCCCATAATGCGCATTGTACTTTCAGCAAGTGCTTTAGTTACAACATCAACATTAATGTTACCTTGACGCTCTGCTACGTCTTGTACCATGTTAACTAAACTAATCTTAGTTGATATAAATGTGTTATAGAAGACCTTAATACATTCGCATTCGTCCCAAGTACCAATAACATAACGTGGATCATTTTCCATTACAGTTTTGTAGAATTCTACAAGTTGATGCGCATCACCAGTTTCAGTTCCATCTTCAGTACCAATCATTATCATTTCTGGATTTACCATATCCCATGCAACTGAACCCATTGCAATCAAGTAAGGATTATACACAAATCTTGTATTGTCAACTAATTGTACAAATTGTCTCCGAGTTGTACCTGGAAGAACTGTACTAATCAACACAAGTAACTGATTTTTGTTCATATACTTGTTTGCTTCTGTAAGAACTTTTTTAACTATATCGTAAGAAAAATCTTTTGGTGGAAGATATGCCGTAGGCGCATTTCCGTCATAGTCCGGATCGTGAGGAGTTGGCACAGCAATAAACACGATGTCCTTGTCTTTTACAACTTTTTCAATAGAATCGACTATATTAATATAGTCACTATTAACTTGTGCAACGTCATATCCTTCTACTGTATGTCCTTTTTGCGCAACTGCTTCTGCACATGGCATTCCAAGTTTGCCTACTCCAATAAATCCAATGTTCATGTTTGTCTCCTATAAATATATGCGTATTTAATGGTTTATTTTTTTTATGTTAGACATTCCGAGCAATTCTCTTTCCAATAACAACGGCCACATAGAAAATTTTTCAAATACTGTATTTTTGAATCTTCTACGTAACACGTATAGTTCAAATATAGAAAAATATAAAAAATTGTCAAGATCTATTTTTATTCATGGGTTAGCAAGATATCCTAATTGGACTCCTACCACTGATATATTTAGATTTATTCGTCCTCAATATTTTAAAAGATTATGCGGAGGGAAAGCATTCTTTATATTCGATTACAGTACTGAAGGATTTAGCCCTGTTAAAGAGTTTCCATTCTTTGACATGCTTTATTTTAATTGCAAAAAATACAACGTATCTCCGTCAAAGATTATATATGTATCTGCAAATCATAGAGACAACGACAATTTGGCACAGTATTGTAAAGAAAATAGTGTAGATCCAATAAATGTCTTTACATTCCCTGCGTTTGAAAGCGTAGTTACAAATGACGATGCTCGAGGAAAAGTTAATGCAGAAAAAGAATTTTTTAAAGTAAAATCAGACTGTACAGAACACCACACAACTAAAATGGCGTCTAGCCTAAGTCGACTGTGGCGGCCACATCGAGCGTTAGCTTCTTTTATGTTATGGCATAGTGAAATAAAAGATAGGATGCTAATAAGTCAAAATATCGTTCCTGCAGAAAATCCTGCTAAATGGAGAGAAAACTTTGGTTTAACTGATTATACTGATAAACAAGTAATGGATTGGAGAGAAAAATTACCGTTAGTCGTTGATCGTACAGATTTTAATAATAATTGGGCTACTAGCGAATTTCCATATAGTCATATACATGCTCAAACAATATTTCAAATAGTAAACGAAACTCAAGCAGATGATCGAGATAAAACTAGCATGTTTTACAGTGAAAAAACATTTAGACCAATTGGGTATTTTCAACCGTTTGTTATTTTTGGTCAGCCTGGTTGTAATCATTACTTAAAAGAATTAGGATACAAACTTTATGACGAATGGTTTGATTTAAGTTTTGACTTTGAAGAAGATACAACTATGCGTTATCGAAAACTATTAAAAGAAGTAATTCGTGTTACTAACGAATTATCTGCTATGAGTAAGTCTGAACGGATAGATTGGAGATTTAAAAACAAAGAGCTTTTAATACATAATTTCAACGTTATGACTGCCTCTGCATTGTCTAAAAATTCGTTATATAACTTTCTGTTAACCTTACAACAAAAATAAATTTACCATTTGCCTGTTCCCTTCCATTCGTAATTGAAAGACCAGTCAACTTCTTTGTTTAATTTATCTTCTTCGGCAAATAGTTTGCTATAATCATCATTTGATCTTCCGTCAATGCCCCAGCTAGGTTTAGATAGTTTTCTCGCACGTATAGCAGGATTACTATCCATCTTACTAAAGTCTTGTGCAAAAAACGGACCTTGTCTATGTTCTTCAATGTAAGGATTATGTTCCCATTCTTGTTTAAAGTTCCATGCAAAGTCCGCATTCCAATTTCCGTTAACATCAATTTTAAACTTAAAGGTTGCAGTATATTTTCCTGTGCCGTATGCATTTCCGAATTCATGTGCGTCTAACTCAGGTCTAAAGCGAACTGTTGTTTCGTAACTACCACGGGTTCTCCATATCATACGTAACCATGGCCATATTTCATTTACAAGTCCGTCTGCATACGGATTAATATCTGGTTTGATTATATTATAATCAAACTTTTCATACTCAATGTCATTTTGTATAGTCGGATCAGTATAATTGATATCATAATGATACTTACGTAAATTAGGTCTTACTGGGTAACTAATTTTTCTATCACCAATAATTTGGTCAAGATACATACTGATAAGTTTAACACGCATATGAGTGTGTGTCCCGCCCATTTTAAAGTCTTTAGTAATCCAATGTCCAAGATACTTTTGATACGACAAATTAAACTTATCTGGATTCTGTCCTGTAATAGTTTCAGGACCTTGGCCAAAGCCTATACCGGTACTCATATTGTTAATATTCGTATTACGATTACGCCACAAAAATGCTAAAGTATCTGCATAGTCCTGATATTCTTCTGTAGGAAATGCTACAATCCAGTTAGTTGCTGCTTGGATTCCGACAGCGGCGCCGTCTTTAAAGTTCTGTTCCATTTCTTTAACAGTAACTTTTTTATCCATGTCATCTAACACTTTTTGACTTGCAGATTCGCAGCCATAATTTAAATATACACAGCCGCTATCGGCAAGGTCTTGCATATACTCTTTATCCATGCGTCCGTCGTTGCGAGCATAACCAGTCCACTTAATATCAAGTCCTTTTGCTATAACACCGTTTGCAAATCCTCGTAGCTCATTTAAATTACCGTTTACAAGACTATCAACAAACCAAAATACTCTTGTACCTTTTTCATTATACAAATATTCTACTTCTGCAAGAGCATCGACTGCCATGCGTTGTCTGTATTTCCAAAAGTGTGTTTCTTCACAAAATGTACATTTTGCAATACATCCTCGACTAAGTTCTGTAGTAACACCATTTGAAACTTTATAATCATTAAAATTAATGTGGTCATAATCAGGCATAGGAAACTTATTAAGATTAAGCCTTTGATTTTCTGGTTGTGTGATATAAATTTGATTAGGGTGTTCTATGTTAAATTCAACTTGATCAAGTATTTGTAAAATTGCTTCTTCTCCTTCACCTGCAACTACATAATCATAATAAGGCTTCTTTATGAAATAACCCTTTTGAACATTTGGTCCTCCTACTGCAATTTGCACCTTAGGCAACCGCTTCTTAACTTCTTGTATCATCCACTTTGTAGGCTCTTCATTCATTTGATAAATTGTAAAACCTAACAGTGTTGGATTATACTCTATAATTTCTTCAAGTAATTCATACATTACAGGTTCAATATGCTTATGTATTTCTTCGTAATTACCTGGAGTCCACCGCCAAATTGTCGTTGGGTCCCACAACTTATAATCAAGTTTATCTGCTACATGTTTTTCGTAATACCGATAAGCTCTAATATTTCCATCAAGTACACGACTTTCGTATCCTGCTTGTTTTGCAACAGCGGACAAGCGACATAAGTTAAATGGAGGAAACTCGGCTGCCCACTGAGGAAGAATAACTAGCATTAACTTTGATTTACGTGTAGCATATTCAATATTCACTGTTGTGACATTTTTCTGCTCTACAGGCTTTGCATATTTTTGAATAGCTGCAAGCGTAACTAAGTGCTTGTCCATTCCTTCTTGGTAAGGCATTATAATTCCGTAATAAACTGTTTCTTAGATGTTAAAACATTATAATTATATTGGCAAATATCTTTTGCTGTCAAGATAAATTTTTCTAATTCTTGACCTTTAAGATTAGACAGTCTTTCGATTTCATCTGCAATCATTAACATACGCTTCCCGTCATCATGTTCTAAGTCATAACTTTCGTTTATGATTTTGTCAAACGTTTTGTAGCCCATCTTGCGATAAATTTCTAAACTGTTAGGCACACTAACAAGAATGAAAGGATGTTGCATAGCAATAACTTTAAATGCTTTTTCACTTAAAAATCTTGCAGAATAAAACCATTCTTTTTGAAAGTATGTTGTTTCGCTTACTACACTAAAATAACTATTTTCGTAATAAACATTAGTGTCAATAGTAGACTCTGCACGATTAATATGTAACTCGTTGGTATCAAGATACATTGGCGGTAAATCTTGAACAGATGAATATGACTCTAATATTTTTAGCATATTTTCATCATCTCTAAAATAATGTTGCAGTTCACGCCACTTATAATCCCAACTGTCTTTATCGTCGCACGGACCTAAACTTACGTAACCTTTGTCTAAAAGATTGCGCCCGTGTAACAAAGTTGTTAGAAATGGTCTGTGTAACCTCCATCGGCGATTTAAATTTAAATATGCTTTTGGATATTCTTTTACTTGAAGTGTCTTAGGTAAATTACCATTTGCATAAGTTGTATATAAAGATGCAAAGTGCAAGTCTTGTTCAAACACAGTATACCAAAAAATTCTAATACTTTTTATACCTAATTGTTTAGCAACTCGATCACTATATTCTTTAGCGTCATACATATTTGTTAATAATATAACTTGCGACGATGGAATATTTTCTTCAAGAACAATATTTTTATATATTGAATCGATTGCATCTAAAAATGGTTCTAGCGTATTGTCAAGAACTAAGTATGCGTTCTTCTTTTGTATTTTACGCAAGATTTTATGATCTATTAATGCAGAAATTTTATAAAATTTAAAACTCTTTGCATCAGAAAATAAACAATACCAAAAATCAAAATCAAACTTAGGATCTTCTTGTAATGCCAATATTCCTGCTGTATGGTTGTCCCCTAATGTTATCTGTGGATTATTTGGATCGTATGTATTAATTTGAGGAATTTTTTGATTAAGAATTTTCATAAAATATTTTTTGGATTTTCGATAATCATTTTGTCAAAATCTCTATATTGTTCCATCTTATGTTGTTCATTTTTTAAAAATTCTAATGTGTTAAGTGACCACTTTATAGGAAAAAGTTTATTTAAATAACCAAAATGTTGTGCTGGGCTCGGATGATAGTCTGCTGATTGACCTCCGATCTTTGATATAGGATGCTGCGGCCACGTTCCATTTAACCCTAATGTCAGTAGATCAGGTAAAATACAATTAAATGTATCTTGATAATGATTTTTTATTTCCGTAATTTTTTCTAACAACAAATCTTCTTTTGTAACAAACGTATCCATGCTCATCATATAGTAATCAATTTTCAAATTATCTAATAATCCTTTAGTAAGAGTGATTAGATTCATATCTCGTAAAAAATATCCAGCATTATCAGAAAACTTCTTAACAAATTTATCGCTGTAAACATCTTGCGTATAGATATTTCCAGGAGTTATCCAGCCATTTCTCTGAGTATACCTGTCTTCTCTTGCTACAGATGTCCACATAATCATTACTAAATCATCATTATTAAAGTTATAACGAAGATTTGCTTCCGCTACCTGACAGGCTATGTATAAATTTCCTGCTCCGCATCTTCCAAGATTGTACGATTCTGGTATCTCTTGTGCAATTAAGTCAGCCCAGGTAGGCCAAGCATACTGTGTCATACTGCAACCAAATGCAAAAAACCTTTTATATTTTTTTAAATTCATTTAATCTGTATTCCTTCATAAAAATTTTTTAACTCTGGAAATGTTTTTATAAAACTTTTATTTCTAATAGAGTCAAAATGCTCTGTATTCTTTTTAAATTCTACTTGCAAAGCAGGATCAAAATGTGATTTTTTCAAAAGACTTATAACATTATTAATTTGAGTCTGTAACTGTGTATTATAATTAACTTTTGTTAATTTGTCAATTATTTGTTGTTTTAACAAATTAGGAAAAATATTGAAACTATAAAAGTTAGGATTAATTAATGAATACATAACTGCATACATATCTTTATCAATTAAATCATTATCATTCATGTATTCGATAAAATCAGGAAGAGTATACACATTAAATACAGAAATAACAGATGCGATTCCAATATGAATCTGTGGGCATTCTTGTTTAATAAATCTAAGATTAGATATTATTCTATTCCAATCTGTTCCTTCTCTAATATATTCTGCTCTTTCACTCCAACTATCTAAACTTACACTTACATGTAAATTTGAAAACTCTTTCCACAGATCCGTAACTACAATATCTTTATATTTTAAAGAACTTAAATTTGTATTATAACGAATTTTTATATCTGTATTATTTGTATCGATTAACGTATTAAGAATTTCATAATGTTTATCCATTAATAACGGTTCGCCACCTGCAAAATAAATTTCGTTAATGCTGGACAAGTATGGTTCAATTTGTTTATATAAAAAATCGTTAGAGTTGCCACCAGCAAAAATATAAATTTTATCTCTTGCTTCTTCTTTTGCTAAACTTGAACTATATGTTCCGCTACAACTCCTACATTTAAAATTACAAATATTACTCCATCTTATATCAAGATACTTTAATGTTATATTATCTAATGATCCGTCATCATTAGTGTCATCGACTATTGATAAGAATTCTGAATATTGCTTGTTGGACGATTGCCTAAAACTACGATTATTTGCTTCTTCGTCGTTATAACAAGAAACACACTCGTTACATTTTTTTCCTGCGAGCATATTTAAACGCATGTCTTTAAACTTATCGCTATTCCATACTTCTTTAATAGTATTTTTTTGTACATTGCCAAGCGGCAGTCTATAATCACCTACACAACAAGGAAGAACATTTCCATCAGGATTTGCATATAAATGTATCCAAGGCAAAATACAAAAAGTATTAGATATCATTAATCCATTCCGACTTTCTTAATAAAAATTGAGCCCATAACAAATGTCCAAATTCATTTGGATGATGGCTATGCAAAGGATTTGCTTTAATAAATTGATTTGATGCTTCTATTAAGTCTAACTCTTTCATAAGATATTCATTATCTATGATGATATGTTTAAATCTAGGAGTTTCATTCATTATATGATGAACCCATCCAACTGCATAAAAAGAAGGTGCTTTAAGATTTCTGGCTAACATTCTAGATGAGTGTTCTATCCAAGTAGTACCAATAATTTTAAATTTTCTATTTACGTTTTTAGAGTTAATTCTACAAAAATTTTTCCAAAGAATCGGTTCTAAATTATTATATTTTGATATTATTTGATCATACTGATCAAAAAAGACATCATCGTATTTTTCTAGCCAATCTTGAATTAAGATTTTTTCTTTAGTGTTAATAATATCCATTAGAGAATGTTTCGCATTTTCTACTGCTTGTAATATAGGCGTTTCTCTAGAAGGTTCGGTCATTTGTAAAGAAACATAAATTTTCTCGTAGCCAAGTGTAGAAACATATTCTAAAATTCTTTCTAGCTCTGTGAACATATAAAAGTTACAATTACCTGGCACTGCATATTGATATAAATCTGAGTCTAACGCCGTTGCCATTCTAGATCCAATTGTATATCTTAATTGTGCTGAAAAATTATACTGTCGAATTCCTGTTGCTATACCTCTAAGCGTCTCTCCGTATGTCCAACTTTCTCCGATTACAACAAGTAAATTTTTTTTATTTCGATTAATATAAAATTCTGTATATTCAGCAGGATGCTCTACCCAGTTTGGTTTTAAATTTTCATTATTAATCTTAACTGAGATTGCATCTTCTAATATTCCTATAGATCGATCTATATTATACTCTTCAAATTTCACTGCATAACTCCAAAAATTCTTTCATTTCAGGAAAAAAATTAATTAGATTAGTATTTCTACGTTTATCATATTCTGCAAACCAGTTATAAAAATTACGCCGTGCATTTTTAAGTACATTAGCATCATACATAGTAGATTGCATATAATCTACTACACGTTTAAATTTTTCATATTCTAATGATGTAAACTTTGTACGATCTGCATCATTAAGATTATCTTTAATAAATTGTAAATGTTTATGCATGTACGGCATAAATTCCTCTTTAGGAAGAATGTTCATATCAAATATTGCAGGTTCTTTTAAATGCGGTGTATCAAATCTAACTCGTTGCCATTGTGTTTCGTTAGCATCGCTGTTATATTTTTCTCGCCATTCTAATATCTTTTCTAACAAAGAATCAAAACTTGTAACAGAGAAAATGTTAAATGTAATCATAAATGTTACAGGCCAACCTGTATTGCTTAGATAATAGTCTAAGTTCTTTTCCCATAAATTAATGTCTAAACCTGTACGAGCATATTCAGCACGTTTTGTCCATGTGTCAATACTAGTATATAGTTTAAAACTACGAATTTTATTTTCTTCTTTTAAACGTCTTACTATATTAGTCAGTTTTTGTACAAGACTATGTTTAACACCTAAGTTACTGTTTAATTCAATCTGAATATGCGGTTTAGGTTCTTTGTCTAATCGTTCAAATAATTCCCAGGTACTACGATGCATTAAAGGTTCGCCACCGGTAATACGCAATATGTTTAATGTTTTACTTACATCAGGCCACCAATCCCACCATGCTTTCACATAAGGATTTTCTTCTTCTTTATGATAAACTTTAAACCAATCTATGTCTTGTCGGTGTTCTGAGCTTGTGCTGTATGGTCCGTATTCTTTAATTTCGTTCCAGTATCTGCTTGAGGCTTTTGGGTGACAATAGCCGCACTTAAAGTTACATTCATTCGAGAAACTAATTTCGATATATTCAGGGTTGACATTGTAATTAAATCCATTCTTTTTTATTTCTTCTAATCGTTCTGGAGTATAGATACTTGCGGTCTTAATATGCCTGTCACTAACATAATCTTTTCCCATTGCTTCTATCTTCCAACAATAACTGCAACCATCTGGTTGTCTTCCTTCAATCATCTCTTTACGTTGAAGTTTTTTTTCTGTTGTGTTATGTAATGCGCTAGGATTATTAACAAGCTCATTTAACGGAATCTTATGAGGTGCAGGATGATAACAACTGTGTGTTTCTCCTGTTTGCAAATAAATTGTAGTGTGATGCCATTTTGCCATACAAAATGTAGGGCTGATAGCCGCATCTGTAATAGGAATTATATCTTTAATTTTTTGTAATTCGTTATTCATTTACGCTTTCTTATAACTCTTGGTGTATTATGATACAATGCTTTAAAGAAGTGACTGCCGTTACTATCAAGTTCTGCTACTTCAATGCCTAGCTCTGATCTAATCCTATCACCATATCCTACAATGCTTTCTATTAACTCATCTTCTGATATGCTCTTGTCTTCCCAATGTTGCGTTAGCCATTTAAAATCTCTTACATTTGCATGATCCCAATCAGTTAGCATTGTTTTTACTAGACCTTCTCTTGCTCCATAAATGCTCCATACGCCGTTTTCAACGTCAGCACCTACTGAACACCATACACGCAGTCTATCAAAGTTCTGCCACCATGTTTTGCGTAGATCATCTACCTTAGTACCTTGATCTAAACACATCTTAACGCCTTCACGGAATCCTGCTCTCCATGCTTGAAATGCTGTTGCGTTTGTATAACTTGTACTATAGTTTTCGTTAAACTGATAATACTTGTCATCAAAACAAAATTCTACTTGTCCTTTATCGTCGCCTTCTACTGAGTTTTCATGTGTGCGCATATTTTGTACAAACTTTCTTGTCCATAGCTTCAGTCCGCCATTGCCATACATTAGTCCGTTAACGTGTACTTTACCACACCATGAAAATACGTGTTCAGGTGTTAGTCCTAGTTCGTCTAAGTCTATTTCAACATTAAGAAATTTTGGATCAATAATATTGTCAGCATCTACAGTAACAAAGTATTCTGTTTCGCTTAAATCTGCACAGGCTTTATGTGCTGCATCTGAACCATGTACTCCATGCACACGTTTCGCCCACGGCACTTTTTGACATAAATCTGCATAGTTCTTTTCGGCATTAGGCTCGTCGTAACTTAGGAAAATAATGTCTTGGTCTACTACTCTAATTTTATTCATAAATTCTTTTAAACTGGTAAGTGTCAAATCTTTTTGATGTATACACACTAATAGGAGTATCTACTGTTTCAAATGGCATACTAAACGGTATTATGTAATAGTTATCGTTTACCGCTTTTGCGAAATCTACAAAAAGAGTTTTGTATAAAATGTTTGGATCATTTTTTTCAGTAATGCTAAACATAATATTTGCATTTAGACTTGCGCCTTTTGATTTAAGATTCTTTTTAAATTCTTTGCCTATCTGAATTTTCCAACAAGTATTTGGTATATCTTGTATTAGCAATACATCAGGATCTTCGATCGTTTGTTCTGGTATCTGATATATTAATTCGTTTACTGAATAATTATCGTAGACATATTCAAATCGAGACACAAATTCTAAAGTTTTAGTTTTAGGGTTAAACTGCACTACATAATTCCGCATCGGCTCTAACCCGTTTAAAATTGTAAGAACCTCAGATAAAGGAACAGTGACATAACTTATTTCTTCTGGAACTTCATTTCCTACACTAATGATATCACCATTGTCTTTATTGAAGCTCACATACATTAATTGATCAAACATTTTTCATATTTTCCTATTATATCCGGTGTAACAAAATTATTTTCTGTATAATGAAAAATAGTATTTTGTAAATGGTTACCTATTTTGAGATTTAAATTTTCTGTTAGGTATACTCCAACACGATTCTGCCAACTTTCAGCGACATGACGCCATCCTTGAATCATAGGTTTCATATGCACAATCATAGGCATGTCTTGTCGTGTGTTAGTCATTTCTGTATCTATATCCATAATTTTCGCAGCTATAGCACATGTAACATCCATGCTTGCTGTTTTAGGAAAATACTCTTTACAAAAATGTCCATAAAATAGTTCCCAGTTATTATTAATGAGCTCTACCCATGTATAGTATTCTTTACTTTTATCGCATTTTTTAAAATAATGTAAAGTATTATATACATTTGGCAGGTTATTTGCAACAAATGCCTTGCGATAATAATTACTAGTTACTACTTCTTGTCTATAAGTAAAAACTCTAGTAGGATAATATAAATCATAATTAGATGCAAAATTCCAAAAGTATTCTAAATCCTGTAAAACAAGAACATCGCTATCTAATACGATAGTTTCATCATAGGGCGTTGCATGATAAATCTTCCATCGATGTTCTGTTTGGAATCTACTTTCTACTTTTTCATACCAAGGTATATCAATTATATTATGAAATACCCATTTATATTCTTTTGGCACATTGTCACAAGTAACAATACTTACAGGATACTTATTCTTAGAAGCAAGCAAACTCATAGCACACAGATATGCTTGTTTTACATATTCTGTTCCATCAGCGAATATTACAAATCCTCTATTAGTCGTTTTCATCAATACACCTATTTAAACTAAACTTATTCATTACATGAAAATTTGCGCCTTTTATGCGCATAAGAGTATACTCTCCTCTAAACCCATCTTTTTCAAGTAACATCAAAATACTTGTATCCTTAATTTCCCAACAAATACTTTTATCTGTGGCAAAATATAATTTTCCTGGCATTGATTTAGCAAAGTCTCCTTTTTGATAGCCATTCATAATATGAATAGCAATACTAAAACTATAGTCATTTCGATAATATGGAGTGTTTACTTGAAATATTCTATCGTAATGTTTCCAATTTTCTTGAATATGTTGCAATAAATCAAAGAAAATTTTATTAGTTTCTGTTTTCCTAAAAAAAACACAAGTCGCCCAATAAAATTTGACGCTCGAATCTGAAATTCTATCAAAAATTCCTTCTCTATCTAGATCAACAAACTCGTACGATTTATCGTAAATAAGAAAATCATGTTCTTGAGTAAAGCAATATTTAAATACATCGTTACATATAACAATATCTGTATCTAACACAAGTGTTTCGTCATAAGGAGATAGCTCATATGCTAATGTTCTAGTTTCATTTTTAAATTGGAGTTTCTTTTCTACTAATGTACCGTCAAAAAAAGTACGCATGCCATGGTATTCAGTTTTAGATAATGTAGTATTACCCTTTAAGTCTTCTTCTTTCCAAACGATAGAAATTATTTTATCAAAAACCGTGTTCGCATTAGGATATTCAGTCAATAAAAATTCTGTACTATCTGTTACAATAGTAACTGGAAGGTCTAAAAATCGTTTTACACGTTTTGCTAGAAATACTGCTTGTTTACAATAATCAATTTGAGCATTATTACGAGCAAAAACTAATACGCCTTTACTCATATTCAACTAATTTCTCTACATTTCTATTTTTACGCAATTTCTCATACTCAGCATGATACTCGTTTGCTGCGGTAAAATAAGTGTTTAGTAATTCTGCTTGGAAGTTTGTTAGATCTTTTACCATAATTGGCGTTTCATTGTCGTCGACAAGTACAACATCTTCGTCATTGCCTTGCTCAACAAGCATACTAACAAATGTAATAAGCTCTTTTGTTACTGTAAACTGCCCGCCTTGATAATAATAAACAGTTTGCTCACGATAACGCTCTTTGAGAACACGCTTTTGGTTGTTTAGCGTGACCATGTAGTTTGAAAAGTCTAATGCTTTTTGTAATCGTTCATCCATAAAAAACCCCTAATCTATACTTTATTATATAGTATTAGGAGTGTTATGTCAAGTATTATTCGAAAGTATTTGTTACTGCAAATGTCGGAGCATTCACACTAACATTTGCTCCGCTTGCTCTAAGTGTACCCATAGTTACAGTAATGTCTGCTGCAACATTTTCGTCTACTAAAGCCCCATATGGTGGCGGAGGACTTGGATCTGGTCTATCACCTGTATCGTTGTCTGCCAATGTCACTTTAAATCTAAGAACTGTTCCATTAGCACTATCTTCTTTTGCTTCTACTTTATAAATGTTCTCTGCATATACTCCAGAACCAGACTTTGTAAAAATCTGCTGAAAAGTAGTAGTTAATTTTGGAGAGTCGGTAGAAAGATTATTTCCGCCTATTGCAGAACCAGTTCCGCTGCCGGCTGTTGTACTGTTATATGCAAATTTTATAGCACCAACATTAGTAAACATAGTATTCCAATCTAATTCTTTTGCACCAGATGGTGATGCCATACTAGTTGTTATACGAATTTGGCCGCCAGAATTAAAAAAATGTCTGCGATGATTGTAACTAGTAAAGGTAGCAGTAAACTCCATGTCAATAGTACCATTCCAAGTAGTGGTTCTTGTATTAGTAGTAGCATCAGCTAACGTTTGTTGACTAGCTGCAATGTTTAATTTACCGCTTTCTATCGTAGTCATTGCAGATAAGTAATCATTAAATCCGCCTCTTGCAGCAGTTGTTGGATTCGCTTGATTAAATGTATATGAACCGTCTGCCGCATATGTTAAATTTTCACCTGTTTGATCTGCACCAATAATATCAGCATCTCTAACTTTGAACAAAATACCAGAAATATCGTTACCAGTTTGATGCGTATATGCTTTATTCATATCATCATATAACGCTCTTGTAAACTCTGCTTCGACTGTATCACCATCACCTGCGCCAGAACTTGACGGCGGAGTAACTTGAGCACTGCTCAGAGCTTGACCGTAGCCATCTTGAAGAGCTCCAATCCCTAAAATATTATCTATTCTTGATTGTAAAGCATTAAATTGTGCTGCTGTAATGCTATCGCCTACTGCTACTGCCATAATCTATCCTCATAATGTATGTACTTTATATTTATACCTTTAGTACACATTCAACTAACTTTTCTTCTTCTGAATTATTTGTTTCTAATGCGATTCCGACCATTGATTGTGTTCCGATAGTTGTACATACACCGTTGTCCCATGCAAATACTGGCATTCCTTTAGAAACTGGTCCTTTTACACGAACTGGTACACGTCCTTTTAATGCTATTGCCTGTCCACCTTCCAATTCTGAATTCATTAAATATGCAGGTTCTGCAGAAATAACGCCTATTGCTATATCTTTTGCACTTGCAGCTTCAGCTTCATGGTCTGAATGGCTGCAAATTGCCATTACTGTTCCTGTTGGATATTCTTGGTCTGTGGTATATTTTTCTGCTAAGTCAGCATATTTTGCTTGTGTAGCAACACCAACAAATAAATTTGCTTTAAGATCACCTGTTGCTGTTCTTACTGCAACCGTATTCTCTACTGCATTAATGTCGCCTGATCTATTATTTCCTGAAACAACCAGTGTACTAGCTTTTTGAGACAATCCTGTAAAATTATCTGCATATACATTATTAAAGGTTCTTGTTACACTTCCTAAAGTAACTGTTTCAGTAGTAGTTCCGTCGCTTTGCAAACCAGGTAATAATGCATTTGCTTCAACAATAAGAGGATTTAAAATAGATCCTCCAACATTTTTTGTTTTGAAGAAAATCTTTTGTCCTACTTGATTACTAATAACTGCTTCATTATCGTTTTGTATCTGTATTCTTAAGTCATTAGAATCACCAATTGCGATACCAACATCTGCAAATTCTGCAAGTGTATTAAATGACGCTGATCCAGTTTGCACAAATTGATCTGCTGTTACTAATGCTCCGTTAACAACAAGTCCTTTGGCAGCAGATGCTGTTCCCCAATACTGATGATTTGTAGATGTTACGCCGTTTGTCGAAGCAATAGTATTAACTAACGTTACACCTTGTTTAACAACATCAAATCCAGGGATTGTATTTTCTGCATCAGTATTATCAATAGTAAATGCATCATTTGATACGATAAACACCACTGTATCATTAGTAATAGCAGTAATAACCGCATGAGCTGTTCCACCAATATCTCGAACTGTTCGAGATTTCATTTGTGTGATGCCGTCACCTGCATCCTGCGGACCAACTAATACATAGTCTGTACCGTTGTAAGCGTAAAGTTGTTCGTTAGCAGTATCCCACCAAAAGTCACCTTCTGTGAGCCCTGTTGGAGTTGAACCTGCAACTTCTGCGCCACCTGTTGTGCGCCATTTACTTCCATCGTAAAATTTAAGTTTGCTTGTTCCAGAATCAAACCACACTTGACCACTGATTGGTCTTGACGGTGCTGTTCCGCTTGAAAAGTTTTCTAGCAGATAAACAAAGTTTTCATTCTGTATCTCACCGTAACCTGCATAGTTTTTACCAACTAATTTTAAGTCGGTACTTTGATCAATAGTACCGTCTTCTACCACAGTTAAAACTGTTCTATTATATCTATCGATAGTATAAGCCATCTGCTAAACCCCTGTTATATAACATATTTATCGTATTGTTCTTTTTTTAATTACGGTGTATAACTCGTTGTCGAGACATGAGTCCATGTTCCGCCACTAATTTCGTAAGTTCTTGTCGTTCTTGCTGGTGTTGGCGAAGAAATACCTGTTGCTGTTGTAAAACTAATATCTTGTAATACTGATTGTGCGCTAGAATCATCTGCCAATACACTTAAATAACTCTTTGTTAACGCTGCTTCAATGTCTATTCCTGTAATTGTAACACTTGTATACGAAGTACAATGTATTACTGCTGTTTTTCCGTTTGCAGTAGCAGAAGCAGAATACATACTTTCTAATATATTTTTTACGTCCGTATCTGGAGATGCTAGTCCTGTAATGTCTAAAGAAAAAACAATCCTTTCTTGTGCAACATTGTCATCGACATACTGTTTTGTTGCTGCATCTTGTGCAGAAGTAGGATCTACTACGTTAGTAATAGTTGCATTATTTACATTAATAACATTATTAGCAGAAACTAAATCAATCGGATTTCCTCCAGTAGAGCTGATCCTATTACTATCAATGTTAATGTTGTCTACATCAAGTTCAATTAACGTACCAACAGATGTCAAAGAACTAGAAACAACAAACGATCCTAATGTAGTCGAATTAAGAACTGAAATATCATTAATTCTATATTCGTTGCCTACTGCTAAATTAACATTTTGATTAAAGTCAAACGAATCATTTGCATTATCAAATAAAATAGTCTTATCACCGTCTGTTGACTTTAAAATAATGCCACCACCGTTAATAGCAGTGTCGTCGCCAAATGAACCACTTGTTACGCCTAGCTCAATATTTTTGTCTTCGACTTGAATGTTAGAAACATTTACATATGTCGCTGAACCATTAACTGTTAAATCACCGTCAATAACAGTATTACCTGTTGTTCTAAGAGTTCCATTAATATCTAAAGTATATGCAGGATTATTTTTATAAATGCCTATCTTCTGTTCAGATGTGTCAATATAAATCGAGTCTTTAGTTTGGTTTCCTATTCGAGTTCTTATAGCAAGGTCTGTATTACTTTGTTGAGTCTCTAATACAGAAGTTGTTCCAACAACTTTTAATATTGCATATTGTGTATCACCTATTCCTACTGATAGTCCAGCTGAATTTTTAATTATAATACCGTAAGAAGTAATACCGACAGCATCTGTAGGCATAAAGTTAGCTGCTGTTCTAACATTACCTTCTGCATCTACTAATGATCTAGCAGAAGTTGCTGTACCTCTGTACCAATAATCTGCATCTACTAAATTAAACCCTTTTTCAAAAAGCTGTCGTTTAGGAAATGCTACATCATCTGGATCGTCTGGATACCCTGCAATTTTTCTATCGCCAGAAAGTCTAAATTCGTCTTTAGCAATTACGCCAAATAGTGTGCCACCTACCCAAATTTTAAGAACAACCCTTTCACGATTTGAAATATCTATAGCGGACACTACTTCAAATCCTGTTTGACCTTGGCCGGAGTTATACTCTGGACCTACTAATACTAAATCTGTACCGTCAAAAAAGTACATTTTATTATTTTCGTTATCAATCCATATATCACCAGCAACCATTGTTGGCTGCACATTGCTAACTATTGGGCCGTTTGCTTTAAACGAGCTGCCGTCATATACTTTTAAGCGTCCTTGTGTTGTATCATACCATAATTGCCCTAATAACGGAGATCCAGGCGGAGCTGTATTAGCAAAATTTTCTAAAATTTTAACAAAATTTTCATTAAATAGCTCGCCAAACCCTTTATAATTTCTACCAATAAGAGTAATATCAGTGGTAGTTGTATCTATCTGACCGTCTGCTAATTCTACTATTAATTCGCCATCTGTTTTATTAATTTTATAACTCATTTATTAATTCCTGCCAGTATAGATAATATACGATAATGTTAACGTAGGATTCATTATGTTAAGAGGATCGCCTAACGGATTTCCTGTAGTGTTTAACACTCCGCCACTATTTGATAAAGCCTGACCATTACCTAATGCTGTTGGAGCATCATAAATGATTGCGTCAGTATCTGCAGGAGTTCCACTTACATCTCTCAAAGCATAATACTGAGCGCCAGAATCTCCTCGCAAATCATGTTCGTGTTCTGGTAAATTATTAAGTGTAATATTTTGTGTCTCTGAGCCACCTGTTGAACCAACTGCGTCTGCATAAGATGCCGTTACAACATTTGCGCTAGATCCGCCCATATTGTCAGCACCTAAAGGCACCCTACCTCTCAAGTCTGGAACTTTAAAAAATCCAGTAGTTACAGTAGGCGATGCACCGTATGTATATCCAATAACATCAAATAACAAATCTGTACCATTTGAATATTCTGAAATACGATGTTCAGATCCATCACACAATAACCAACCAACTGGAGCAGATGTTCCTGCATAAGGCAAGATTACTCCGACAGGATTAATCGGTACTGCATTTAACAAGTTTCTTCTTGAAACTTTATATAATCCTGTAGATCCTGATTTTCTATTTAAAATAAATTCATCGTCTGACTGAGTAATTGTTGTTTCTGTTTTGCTTGAGATAATAGCATTACCGATAGTAGTAGTAAACGTTTTTAAACTTCCTCCGGTTTGACCATCAAAGGTAATGTCATTCGCTACAATATCACCTGTTATTCTAAACGTACTTGCAGAAGTTAATTTATTAGCAGAACCTGCAATACCCGAAACAGTCCCATTTACATTACCTGTTAAGTTACCTACAAAAGTTGTAGAATATACATTTTGCCATTTATTTGTTACTGATCCTAGATTATACTGATTATTTCCGTTTGGTACTGTAGTTTCTAATGTTGTAAGATTTTTTAAAGTTGTGTTTCCGCCAACGGATAAATTTTTAGCAATTCCTGCTCCGCCTTTTACAATAAGTGATCCAGTACCAATTGAATTGCTTTCTGTAGTACCATTAATAAACACACTAGAGTTAGTTTGAATATTCCCTATAACATCAAGTGCTTCATCAGGCGCTTCATTGTTAATACCTACACGTTCCGATGAATCAACACGTAATACTGTTTTTGTAGTGCCACTAGACTTAACTTGAATATCAATGTTGGACCCTTCAATCTGGTGTCGTATAATACCAGATTGACCTTCAACTCCAATATTTAATGCAGCATCAGTACCGATAATTAGACCTGTATTATTTTGTACATTCAAAGGAAATAATGTTGTACTAGTAACATCTCCTCTTAAGAAATTTCCTGCTAATACAGTTTCATTACTAACTACAAGACTTTCTGCCTTTTCAGCGGTGCCGTAATATTTTCCTACTCCATCACCTTTTACATCTCTAGTAGATAAATTAACTCCAGGTTTAATTGTAGTAAATCCTGGTATAACTGCTTTTGGTGTAAATAAATCATTAGATACGATTACTGTTGGTTGTGCTTCTACTTCTATTAATAAAACATTATATTCTACGTTGTCTGTTCCTATAACACTTAGTGGTGAAGCTCCTGTAGCAAGTCCGTCGCTAAATGTTGGACCAACTAGCACCCATCCTGAACCTGCATTTAAGTATAATTGTTGATTATCCGTGTCTACCCAAAGGTCACCTGCTTGCGATAGTACCACATCAGGTTGTGCAGCACCTTTATTTAATCCTCCACTAGGAACCCAACTCGTACCATCATACACTTTCAGTTGTTCTGCTCCTGGAGTTGTATCGTACCATAACTGTCCTTCAGTAGGACGAGGTGGTTCAGTAGCACTAGCAAAATTTTCTAGTAAATGCAAGAAATTTTCAGCAATAGCAGTACCGTATGCTGTAGTATTTTTACCAGGTAGTTTTAATGTAGTAGTCTGATCAATAGTTTGATCAACTACTGTAATAGTACCGTTGTTCGCTTCATCTGTATATGCTATAGTATATGGCATCTATTACACCTCATTAAAACCTGATAGAGATTGTACCCTAACTGTATAATCAACTTGGATAAGTCTATTCAGCGACTTTTGTACAGGATGGAAGATAACGTGTGTAAGCAGACGTCCTGTACCAGTTGTAGAATATGCTCTTAATCCCAACTCGTCAAAAATATACGAGCTATTTTCGTCAGTTGCGTTATCAAACGCATCTTGACCGTTTGGTTCACCATAATCTAGTAAACATGTAATAACAATATCAGTATAGTTAGTACCACTCACGTGACGAGTTTCTATTTTGTTACGTATTGGATCTAAATTATTAACTGATCTATCATCAATTACTTTCGAATAAGTTTCATTGTATAAACTAGCATTTGTGCCTGTACTATTTGGTGTTAAGTACGTAATAATTCCTGTTGGGTCAACTGATGTTCCGCCGTTACCAAACGCCATTTCATATATCCAACCGGTACCACCATTGCCAATACTCTCTGCTAGAGATATGCTCATGTTTTCGTAGTGTATAGCATTGCGCTTATCAATTAATACTTCGCCCGTTTCTGGATTGTGTATTTTGATATGCCCTTGGAGCAATACACCGTTTAAATCGTTAAAATTGTCTGCCATTTTTTTCTTCCTGCTATACTATTTATCGTGGTAGATCCGTTGTCTTCGCACGTAAGAATCTTGCTATGTCACTATCTGCTTGAGAAAGCGGTGTTCCAGATTCTTTCCACGGTTTTCCAATCTTTCTAATAATGCTTATTTTGATACCTATATCTGGAGTATCCGCTAAAGTTAAAGTATTTCCACTAATTGTAAAATCTGCTTGATGCTCTTCATCGCCTTCTGGACTATCTTGGGCTAACTCGTTATTATAAACTTGTATAGCATTTTTACGTAACCTACGTCCTCCAACAAATACTTCTAATAAATCTTTAGCTGTACCATATCTTAAATTAAACAAATCTGTATCAAATGGCAATTCAAAAGTTGAAGAAGTGCCGTCTGCTGTAATTGTTATCACTTCAGTTTCGTCTTTATAAGGCATATTTGTATCTACACCTTGTTCTATTAAATTAGTACCTACTTCATAAACTTCTTTAACACCGGTACCTAATGTACCTCGACGTAATTGATTTAATGTATTTCCAGTTCTATTAAAAAATTCAATACGCTCGCCTTCAATAAAGATTACGCCAGGTTGTTTAGCATCATATTTTGGCTCTGGTAGACCTGTAGCATCGACAATCTCAATAGTTTTGTCGTACCAATTCAAATCTTGTGCCAGTGTATATGCATCATCTAAACGCTTATAATGCGTTCTGTTGAGCATATCCTTAAACTGTCTCCAGCCAAACTTGTTAATAACTACTTGATTAGCAAAATGTATAACTTCTATTATATCATTTTCTTGAGGTATAGATACTAACTTAACATAGCGTCTATTTTCTGTTAAAGAATAATCTACGCTTGGTGTTAATAAAGTACCGTTTAATGCAATCCATACATACTGATCGTCTTGTATTTGATTACGTAGTGCTATAATTCCTCTTTGTAATAATGCAAAATTATAATAAGCCTCAGTATTAACAGTTAAATCTGTCTTCTCTGTTACTTCCAATGTATATCTTTCTAAACCTTGGCTATCATGATTACTAAATTGGTATACTGAAATTATATCGCCTTCATTGTATGCATTGTCTAAGTACAATGTAGTCGGAGTACTAACATAATCGTTTGCGCTATCTAAATAGCCAAACCTATACTCTCCTCTAGTAATTACAAATACCTTTAACTCGTCTCCGTCTTCTGCTACACCTCTCTCAAGAGTAACTGTACTTCCTGGCTGAGAAGCAGGAGGCAAACTAGAATCATAAGCACCTGCTCCTTCAAACAACCATTCTTGCAAATACTCAAGTTGTCTGCCATTTAGATATACTTGTATATCATAATAATTTAAACTAGCCACAGGAACTTGCGCCAAATCCAACTGATACTCTCTTACACTACCGCTTACTGTGAATTGTTGACTATATCCTGCACTTAATACGGTATCGTTAACTTTAACTAGCGTATAAAAGTGTAGTGGTTCTTGTGCAAATATTCCAGAAGAATCAGACAAATTAAACACAGTTGTACTACCGTCTGCAACAATAGTATCTACACTAACTTGACTGTATTCTACATCTGTCTCTCCGCCTACTGTTATCATAACACTGATTCTAGCACCGGCTGCTGCTGGCGTAGGAGTTTTAACTACAAAATTATTTGGATATTCGTAACTATTATCTGCTTGTATCAGTGTAACTTCAGTTGTCACACCATTTATAGTTACAAACGCATCTGCATTATCCTCCCATCTAGCATTAGTTAAAAATTCTACAGTTTCACCGTCACCTTCAAATATGTCAATATCTAATATTTGTGCTGCGGAATTTTCTAGTGTTATTAAACTAATTCTAGCGCCATCTTGTGGAGCTGTAACAAATTGTACTATACCAGTAGTGTAATTAATTCTATAATCCGTAGTTAATTCTTGTACAGAATAATCAACCTTTACAAAAAGATTTTCTGCTTTAACAGGTATTGTTCCTAAATTAAATTCTCTAGTAGACCCATCACCTGTATAATTTCTAGAAACTACTTGGCTTGCGCCGCCAATTGGTTTTTCGTAAATTGTGATGTCTACTGTATCAAGGACTTGCCCTGGAACTACTTCTTCTGGACCTTTGCTTGTTGTCGTTGTTACAAACCCATCGCCGTCGATATTAATATCAGCAGCAGTTAATCCAGTTGCAGTTGAGTATGCTAAATCACCGCCCTGTAATAAAGTATCGTAACTATCTGGATCTGGAAGGAATGCACCGTCTGATGTATTCTTACGAACAATAATAATTACATATTCTTCATCTGCTGCGACTGCCGTTGAAATATTGTTATCAATTAATGATACCGTTGTCGTTGTTCCATCACCTACTATAGGTAACATTCTTGCTTCAGGATTTGTAGAAGTACCTACTGTAGAGCCATCCCAATTACTATCATCAAGACGATGATTTCTAATTAATATGTTAGTAGAATCATAACCTAATCTATAAACATTATACTCAACATCATCTTCTAATACAGCAGTTAGCTGTAGATATTGATCAATACTTGAAGGTATCGACTCTCCATTGCTAGGTCCGACCATAGTACTGTCATCAAATCTTAGCTCATTCTCAGTACTAAACTCTGTACCAAATTCTGTTATTAAGGTTATTACATTTCCTGTACTATTTGTTACTACTATACCAGTAGCACCTGTAACATCTTGTATTATTTCTTGATTTTGCTGGACACTAACATTAGATGGTAATGTTAATTCTATACGTTTGGACGTTATTACATAATCTTCAAAAGTTGTATCATATACGTCCCATCCTTGTGTAAACCAAGGTTGACTATCCCATCCTGTTGTTCCGCCAAACTCGAAGGATCTAACTTCAACACCGCCATAATCAACGCCGTCCATTAACTGACCAAGTGTTTTACCAAACTGCTCTGTAGTTGGCTCGTATGCTAAGTTAATACGATCCTGTGCATTAAGCATCTTAATGTCTTTGTAGTATTCTACACGTAATTCTTTTCCAGTACTAGGTGGATCTATAAATTGTATTTGTCCGTAATAACGATCATAACCTTTAGAGGTGTCTAAAAGATTCTCATATGTATATTGTCTACCTAATACCTCATCATTATCTAAGTAAACTGCTACACGAGTCGTTCTTAAATCCATTGGCCATTTTAAATTAAACGTTTCTTTATTACCTGTAGTAACGAATGTTTCTGTAGTAGCAAGATTAACAAATTCGTATGTGCCTGACACTCTATCAAATTTAACAACAGTATGCATAGTTCTTACAGGAGTATTTCCTATAACTGCAACTGCTTTTGCTTCAGAGCCTCCAGCTAGTAAACTACCTTCAATTACAACTTCAGGTGCGGATAAGTATCCTTTACCTTGATTTACTACCTTAATTGAACTTATGGTGCCGTTAACTCCTAAAGATGCTATCGCAGTAGCGCCAGTGCCTCCACCACCAACAAGTTTAATTAAAGGAATTCCGGCATATTTTACACCTTCATTTGCTATTTCAATTCGTAAAACTTTGTACCCTACATTGTCTGCCCAGTTTTTATTTGGGTATACATCTAAATCTGCATTTTGTTCTATTATTTCATTATCAATTACTTTAACAATTTGAGGAACAATACCTTTAAATCTATCTACATATCTTGCAGGCAAATCAAAATCAGATATCATTGATTGTGAATTTTCTAACTTTTCATATGCGCTTAAATATTCTCTTATTTTTGTTTTATAAGGTTTTACTTCTTTAATATAATCTTCGTAATTTGGCAAATTATCATTTTGGAAATTAACGTGTTGTTCTAATTCTCCAACATTATGCTGTGCTTTAATAAAACTAGTTTTAAATGCCCAGTCAACATAACTCTGTTCAGCAAACACATAACGTAAACTTGCAAAGAATAACTTATTATATTCAACTTCTAACTCGTCAACAAATATATTATCTCTAATTGTTTCTAATATAATTCTTGTTTCAGTTGACGGAAGGCTATCAAATAATAATGCATCATAACTTGTTATATCATAACCAACTAAACTTGTAGTAGTATCATAAAGAGTGCTCTTAAATTGTACTGTCCCATTTTGGCGGCCAACTGTTTTATAATTTACGGTATAATCAGCATTAGTTTGACTAGCAACCTTTTCGAGTAACAACCAACCACCTGATCCAACATTTTGAATCTTAATTATGTCTCCAGTATTATCGTTAACAGAATCTAAATTATAAGAATAGTCAATTAAGTGATCAATTTCTGTGAATGAATTATAACCAGTGTCATACCAGTCTGCATAATCCCAGTATAAACTTACATCATATGCTTGACTCTCTACACGTATCCATTCTTTAGCAACTGTGTCTCTTTCATAAAGTGCCCACTTACCATTTAATGATTCGTCTGCTTCTACTAAAACAGTAAATCTTCTTACGCTTAGTCTTGTATTTGAATCATAATATTGACCTGAATTCTCTATCTCTACTGCAATAACACGACCTTGCGAGTCAATTTCAGTTGTAACGACAGCATTTTCGCCTGTTCCAAATATTGTTACTGTTGGAGGATTAATATATCCTCTACCTGCATTTGTGATTTGTACATCAACAATTTTGCCATTTTCAACTCTAGGTGTTAATTCTGCTTGGACAGCTTTCGCTACACCAACAAACTGTAAATCAATTAACGCATCGACCGTTCTATCGTATCGATTACTTGAAAGTAAAGGCGGCTCTTCTCTTTGTGTTAATGAAGATATATCTTTGTCGTCTACAATTAACGTATTAATTAATACGCTGTTAATTCTATCAATTAATTGTTTTAATGCTTCTGTTCTATTAACAAACCATCCTTGTCGTGGGTTATTAAGAATTCCATATCGTTCTTTTGGACTTAACTCCGGTGCTGGAACTTGTCTATTTGCAGCGTCATACCCTACTAAACTATCAAACCATTTCTTTTCAATATCTCTATTTGGCTTACTTGATTCTAACCCTTCTGTTAATATCTGGTATTGATTGTGTATATTAATTTCTTGATCGTCGATAACCCAATATTGTATGCTTAATGCAACATCATCGCCTCTGATCAAATCTGTACAATTATATAATGCGAATTGTGTTGGACTAATAAAACTAATAAAACGATAACCTTCATTCGCCGGATCTAATATTAGTGCAGACACTTGTTGTGCAGAAATTGTTCTACTTTCAATATTAGGCACTGTAGTTTTATTAAGAACCCAATAATAAAAATAAGTAGTAAAGGTATCAGATGCAGTATCGTACACTCTCTTAGAGACATAAACGTCGTCACCGTAACGTGTTGTTCCTGTAACTCCTTGTATAACGCCTTGCTCAGTTCCACTTAAAGAATCCCATTCTGACGGAAGGTATAAACTTTCTACCCATTCATATATATCAATAGTATTATTTTCTGAATACGCTTCATTCCAACTGTTTGCACTGAACACAACATTTTCTTGATAAGGATTAATAAACTTAGCATTAGTTAAATCCCACCATAATTTTCCAACGTATTCTTTGCCCCAACTATTTCCTGCATCAACACTAATTCCTGTGCCAGTTGAATATGTGGCCGGATCGTAATATGTTTTGTAAGAAATTTCTTGTTCTGCCGGACCAGGGATCTTGCCTTGTAAAATATCAACATAGTCTAGGTACTGAATCAAATCTTTAGTTTTAGCATTATACAGCATTACACGCTTAATTTTGTTAACATCAACTGGATTTTTAACATTTCTTAATGTGGACCATATTGTTGTATTATCAGGAATTCTATAATCTACAACAACACCTTCTCTTGTTGCAGAATTATAATGCAAGCGTGGAATTCCTACATATAAATGATTATTTGATAATAACGTATTTCTGCCAAAATATCTAACTATATTTGTAGTGTCATTTTCATCATAAAAATCAAAATCAACAATGTGTCCATAGATCATCGAATCATTAAATCTTTGATAAACTTTCACTGTGCCAGCATCGTTATTATAATCTCTAATAGTAGTAAACCCTCTATCAAACGTAGTTGGGTTATCAGTTAATAATGAATTTGGATCTAACACATATCCTGTTAACGGTTCACTATACGTATCAAATGTTGTTTCTGTATAAGCATTTCCGTTTTTAGAAGATACAGCTAATCTGTTTCCATCAAATTGTACTCTATATCCAAATGCCTCTGCTCTGTCATTATCTCCAGAAATAAGTTCTTGAACTAAGTCAAACAATCCTTGAGTATTTTGTTTATAAATATAAACTTTTCCACTATCAACATTTCTAGTATCATCTGCAGGTGCTCCAACAGCTATCATTCTGCCATCAGCACTTATGGAAATACTTGACCCAAATTGAACATCATTGTTAGGAGCATCAATTGTTTGCGAAAGTTCAAAATGTCCTTGATAATTTCTATAAACAGCAACTTTAGTTATAACATCATTTGAATACAATACTGTTGCTACTACAACTTCACCGTTTAAACTAACATCAAAGTCTTTAGCAAAGTCTGCGAGGTATGTTTGATCTAACACCGCATTATCAAAATTATCAAGTCTCGAACTATCGTGTACAAGAATTTCTAAATCATTTGGCATATAACCAACATACGACCGTGTTCCTTCAACTGTTGCCCAATCTATTGCATTGGCTGGAGGTAATAATGTATAAGGAGGTTCTACATTAGTGATTGCTTGATATAATGTATTATCATAATATACTATATCATTTTCAAAATATGCTCTAGAAGAATCAAATACTCCTTTATATTCTTTATCTTTACCAAGATCCCATACATAAGTATAATCATTTTCTATGCCGTTTTTAATGACGTAGATCTTACCTGCTGTAGTAGTGCTATCTTCTGCACCTTCTGTCTTGACAAATAATCTATAAAAATCGTTAAGTTTAGAAAATCTTAGATCAGTTCCTAAACGATTTCCTGCTTGTCTTTCTGGCACAATATAAGAATTAATTTTAACAAATTGTCCTACTCCTCGGCGTTCGTATATATGATACATACCTTCATTAGACAACCCACTAGGTATTCCACCAGACGATGCAGGAACATTATAGACTTGTAACCAAGAGTTATTATTTTCTGCTGGTATACTTGGTAATCTTTCAATGCCAAAGATAGTGTCTATGTCATACAACCAATATTCTGCATCAAGAATTGTATAATATTCATCTGTTAAAGCAGCATCAGACGGACGTTCTAACTCGATATTTACGCCATAATCTAAAACAATTAATTTACCAATGCCAGCACTATCAAGGCCTAAACTGCGAGATTGTATCTGTCCAAACACTCGGTATCCGACTGCTGGGTCATAAATTGGATCTCCTGAACCGTCAGATAAAAGTTGTATCTCTCTGTTTTCTCCGAATAAGTTACCTTGTGCCCATGTTCCTGAAACACCTTTAACATATATTCTAATATTTCGAGTATCAAATCTTTGATAGAAAACAACTTCTGCTGTTCCTAAATTAGTTACATCTTGTACAGTTATACCAACTTTTGGTTCAATGTATTCGCCTGTAGGAGCATAAGTTTTTGTTAACTCAACATCTATATATCCGTCCCATAGATCATATACTGTTTGTTCTTTATTAAGCTCATTAATGTCTAATGCAATACTAGCTGGGTCTTTCCAAGGAAGTTCCGATAACGGTTCGTAGTAAGAACTATTATATGTTAAATCAGTTGGATCAACTGTAGATAAATTTAAAAATAAAAATTCTTGCGGACTAGTATGATCTTGTCTAACTCTCCAGTATACATTAGAAAATGCACTTGTAGGATATCTTAATATTGTTCCTAATGTATAGAAAGTTTCTGGTTCCCAATCTGCATCTTCGTATAACGGCAATGGATTATAGAATAAATTAAATTTTTGTCCTGGAGACAAATTGTCAGTAAGTTCTTTAGGCGCCCTAATAACATACAAAGGAGATTCATACGTATCAGCTACTAATCCTGGAATGCCTTCATATGTTAATACAGTAACTTGACTGTTTCTTGTATTATAACCGGATACTGTAGAAGTTTTATAATCAAGTGCATTATAAAAATAACTATCTGTACTGTCGTTGCTTACTTCGGTAATTACATCTTTTATTACCAAACCTCTGCCTTGATCAGAATTTATTGTAGCGACAGAATATGTAGGAGTAGGAATTAACCAAAATCCTTCATAAATATTTTCTATTCCTACAGCTTGTTCAGTAGGTGCTGCTGTTACATATTCTCCTACATATTCACCAATTGATGTAGTTAAACTTCCTTGTAATCCAAATGTACCGTTTACATTTTTAACATAAATTGTTACTGCTGCGGTTGTTGTGCTTTCATCTGTTGGATTAAAAGTATATGCTACTGTACCAAATCCTCCTGGAACTTCGACAACTTGACCTACTAACGGTATAGTATTAGATTCTTCAACATATAAAATAAAATCAATCTTATCTTTAATAGTAAGATCACTTGTAAAAAATGCGCTATCAAGTAAAGGTATATTTCCACCAAACGGTTGAATATCATCTGTAGATGTTGCGCTTTGATTAGCAAAAGAATACTTATTCCATGCTGTACGAATTAAGTTATCTACTGTAGTGCCTTCATACATATTCTTAGGCGCTTTTATTAAGATATGATCTGCTTCAACATTATTAAACGGATAATTACCAGTTAATATTACCGATAACGTTTCATCATCACTTGAGTCTAGATTTAATTCTACTAATGTCTGTGCAACTCCGTGAAAACTATTAAACTGTATATTATCTTCCTGACCTTCAATGTTTTCTTGTGCTTTCCACAATGAATCTTGATAACGAACTATATCTCCTGTTGAATAATCCTGTACTGGATCCCAATCATTTTTATATACAGATTTAACATTAGATGCGTTTGGAGATCCTACTGCTAAGAATTTTCCGTCTGGTGACATCGCAAGACTTGCACCAAATTTTTGCAAATCATCCGCAAAGCCATCTTCTGCTTCAATTTCTTGTACTAATTGATACGAACCACTATTACCAGCTCGAGTATATATGAATATTTTACCATCACCGTTATCTGGAGCACCTATTGCAAGAACAGTATTCTTATTATCTGCGGCAATTGCTGTAGCATAATTATGACTCGAACCTAAATCTGAATTTGTTAGAACTTGGTGTTCTAACAACCTTCCTTTATTTTCTAAAACTATCCATTGCCCTGTACTATCATCGTCTATCCATAGTCTAGTTATATCATCTGTTGAAGTATTTTGTAAAAGCGTGTTTGCGTCAGTAATATTGTTTACACGAACATCAACTAATCTAGTAATTTTTCCTTCGATATTTAACGCATCTGCTGTTATTGGTGAAGGAGTACTTATTTCTATGATATTACCCGATACTGATAAAATTTCATAGAACCCAGATGATAATCCATTTATATTGTATACTCCTATTATTTCTCCGACATTAAAATAATCAGGCGTAGAAGCTAATGTTAATCTTACACTAACTAAATCTGTTTCTTCTGCTGATTCTATTAATAAATTAGTATTAATATGTGTATAAACATTCCAAGATAACTCATCGTTGCCAACCCAAATTCTGTCACCTATATTACAAGTTAAATAATTTATGTTTTTTATTGCGTTATAATCTGCTACAATAAATTCTACATCTTCTGGATTTACATAACCACTATTTTTTACATAAGTGGTGTTAACATCAATAACTTTTTCAGGGAACGGAGCATGAGCATAATCACTTGGTCTTAAATAAGTTTGATACGGAAGTATTCTATAAACTAAGTCTGTTTCTTCTCCAGTAACTCTATTAACTAATTCAAAACTTTGAGGTTCCAAACGCATCTTAGATTCGTCTAAGATATACTCTACTTCTTCAAATCCGTCAGCAGCGCCATACTGTCCGGACTTAATAGCCCATTCTTCATAAAACTCTATACTATCTTTATCCGCTGAGCTTAGAACATCAAACAACTTATCAAGAGCATTACGTGTACCTTTTTCTTGTATCATACCTTGATAAAATTTATACTGCGAAACATCGTCATTAATAATGTTTGCAAGATATTGTCTATTCTGATAACCAATTAGATGCTGTGCAAACTTCTGTTGCTCTACATCAAAATTATCAGTATCTAAATCATAAAAGTCTGCGAATTGATTTGTTTTATATTCAAAATTAGGTATTAACCCCATTTCTGGTTTTTCTGCTAATCGTGACCATTGGGTGTCATCAAATACTTCTGTTCCAGAAATTTTATTACGTGCTGTATAATAAAATTCTTTATACTTTACAAGATCACCAATTGCATAATCGGTCCACGGTGCCCATTCTGTAATCTTAGCATTATCGAATATAAAACCAGGTATGTTTATAGAACCATCCCAATCTGTTGTTCTATAACCTAATATACGAATACGCTCTTGACGATAACCAGGTTCTTGATCAAATATAATATCTCCAAACACAGTGCGGTTATCTATTAATACTACATGTTCTTTCTGAACAAGCGATAACCTAACGGCAAAAATTCCATCTTCTGTAATTTTAGTTCTTAATATAAACTCTTTTGGTTCTTCTCTGGTTAAAGAAACATATTCTGGTATTAACTTTTTACCATCAGCTTTAAGTAATCTATAGCCGTAAAATGTATCGTATATATCATCAACTATAGCATAATCAGATACAAATTTAAGTTGAAATGCTCCTGGGCTTAGTGTAATTACTGAACTTGCTTTCCAATTTTGTGTTGTCCAGAACATAAATTCTTTTGCCGAGGTATTCCAATCCGCTACGAACTCATTTTCTGCTGAGTAGTAATCGAACACAAATCCTTGTTCTTCAAGATAATTTCCGTATCCTAATAAAAAGTCTACCACGTCTTGTATAGTTGCTAATACGGATCCATAAGGCAAAATGCTTACTTTAGAACTAAACTTTTTACGAAAATATGCATCTGTACCACCTACTAATGGCAATGCTGGAAGTTTAGCAAACTTTGTACCATCAAAGTCTGCGCCGCTTGTATGCGCTTCAGTTACTCTATAATAAGAATTATTAAATTCAACAACAACACCTTTAGAATATAATTTGTTTACATCCCAGTATACAAAATTTTGACTGATGCCGCCGATATTAAGTAAAGGATCGCTTGCAGAAATATTAGCTTTATTATATTGAAAATATGGTTGGTCATTATTATAACCTTTAACAATAAAACCATATGCTTGTTTTTCAATAATAACACCACTATAATATACATTACGTACAGGAACGCTTTTGTTTAACACAATACGATAATTTTCGTCTGGGACAAAAACATTTCCTTCATTTGAAGGAGTACGACTATCAAGAATTAGTTTAAACTTGTCTTTAGATGTAAATCCAGCAAGTTTAAAACCAATTTGATTATCAATAGCTTGCAAATTTTCTATATAAGATTCATATGTTACTGTGACATTAGATGCTAGATAATCATAGATATAATTTACAAAGCCAGATGTATATGTTCTTTCTTTTGCATTGACATTATTAGGAAACTGTATATCAGTTAATCTTAACTGTCTATTTGGAGAATTATAAATGATATCATCTACCGGACCTTTCTTTTGACGTAATCTATCAAATCCTGTGGCAAATGCACGAGCAGGTTGATTTAATACTATCGAAGTTAGCAGTGCAAAAGGATATTCAGAGCTGCGTCTCCATGCAGTTTCTACTGGGCCAGACTCACCAAATACAAAATTAGCATTTAATCTTGTGGTACTATAATTCTTAATATATCCACTCAATACAGGACTAATTAGATTACCATCTTCGTTTACTGGTAAATGACTTATTAGACCCGTATGTATATATTTTTTATCTACTATAGGCAACTGACCTGGTTCTCTAATAATGCCTGCTTCAATGTCTTCCCACATTAATAAATTATTACTGGTATAAGGTGCTTCTCCGTATTGGTCATCCCACCATGTAGGTTTAATGCTATAACCTAACATTTCCCATGGATGAGTATGAGGTCGATCTGTATTATAACTATATTTGTAAACATTTCTCCAATATCCACCGACAACATTTCCGGATGGAGAAGTCATTCCTGTATGGTTAAAGGTAAATGTATCTTCTCTTAAATATGATGTATTTGTAGTATAGTCTTCATCAGTTAATTGCAGCCATTGAACAAAATCTCCTATTATACTATTATCAAATTGAGACTTTAAAATTCCTGTATTTCTATATTCGCTTGGTATAAAATCATTAATGTCAAATAATGTGGCATCATAAGAAACTTTTAAGTTATTGTAAATTCTTTTTTCTAGCTCTAATAATAGATCATCTCTATAATCATTAAACGCAATAGTAATACTTCCATCATGTCCTTGAATTACTTCTTTAGCTTCTAAATACGTATCATCGACAAACTTACTTGGTTCATACTTTGGATATAATCCTAACTTAGTTGGTGTTGGAGGAGTATAGCAGCCATTTGTAGTTTCATACTCGTAAATGTCAATTACATCACCAATGACCTTATCTGTAGTTATGATAGCAAATCCTTGATCATTGAATGTATAATCTTTACCGTATAATAATTGGATATCGTTTTGATAAATTTCTACTGCTTTATCGCTTGCTTGAGTTATGTCAAAAACACGAGATAGTGCAAAATAAATTAAATCTGGATCGTCGATCTCAAATACATTATGCACAGCAGCACCAAAAGGTACCATATCTGAGAAGTAGAAAGGCATTGTTTTAGTTTTATCTTTTACTATTTCATTTAATATTTTATCTACATGTTCTTTAACCGGTCCGCTAAAACCTAAATCGTGTGCAACTTGTAAGAACTGTCTCTTAAATTTTCCATATTCTCTTCTAGCATATTTTAATGCTTTTACAATATTAGCGTCTTTATCAATTAAATGATACAATGGTAGATTAAGAGGGCAAGAATGTTTTACTATTCTTTTACCGTACTTAGATACACTTCCTAAATCTCTTAAATTACTTGTTCCTGGATAGGCACCGTTAAACGCAGTTGCTTCTTCAACAATTGTGCCTACGTGATCGTTGATTTCTCCTAATGTAAAATTAACTATATCTTCGTTAAGTGGATTACGTTCTAAACTAGCAGGGATTTCATACAATCCGTTATTATTCTTAACAGCACTCGAACGAGTTTTAATAATAATTACATCACCAAAGTTTAATTCTAAAAGAAAATTAACAACAGCACGCTGACGAGCATCTACAGTAATAGTGTAATCTTGATCTTCGAATAATAATCTATTGTTTACATAAACTCTTGTCCATAAATCATTTAACAATCCACTATTATCATAAACATCAATAGGATAAAAAGTTCTAGTATTATCAACTGTATACTGTCGTATAACTGGCTGCGAACTTAGCTCGTTGGCTTTTGTCCAACCGTTAACTATTTCAAAACTATCTATATTACTGTAGCGTCTTAAAAATCCAGATCCAATTATTTGTTCTTGTGGATTAGAAGCAAACGGACAATAAGTTAACGAATCAGACAATAAATCAAATTTAAAAACTATATCTCCAACATTCTGAATACTTCTATAAGAGAGCGGAAATCCTAATTCACTATCGCTAGATCCTGTACCAACTTCATACGAGAAAATCTTAGTTCCTGTAAAAGTTGAGGATTCATAAACGCTAGTATCTGCATAACTATATCCGCCGCAATCATATACGTCAAATAATGGTGGTTGATTTGTGGAAGTTTTGTCTTGACCTAATATCCAGTTATCGCCATTAAACCATAACATTTTACCTTTATACACAGCGCCTTGTTTACATAACAAAGTTTGATTTTCTAAAGGTGTTGAATCTTCAGTTTCTACTAAAGTAATTTGTCTATTATTGTTATGAGTAATAAATCTTATTTCATAAATTTTTCCTTTTACTAACGGATCCGGATCCGCTGTAAAAATTACCCGCATTCCATTAGATACATCTATACCGTCTATATTATATCCAGTTGAACCTTCAACAATACTAAATGCATCTTTTGTAAAATCGTCAACTAAATCAACATTTGGTTTAATGTACGTTCCAAAATTAAATAATTTTAATCCTGCTTCAAATTCTATTATAGGTCTAGTTGCACGAGAAGATTGATCTAACTCTGGTTCTTGCCCGTTAACTTGTTCTGAAATTTCTATGACTGATTTATGAAACCAACGGTTGTATTTTGACCATAAATTACCGTCGGCGCTACCTCTGTTAATAGTAATGTAATCTTTATTAATAGGATATCCAAGTGCTTCAGAATAAGGCAATCTATCAAACCCTTCTGTATCAAAAGAAACCGTTAAATCTTGTGTAAATGCACTTGGCACATTTAACTCTTCTTCTGATATTAAAGTAATTTCACTTCCTATACCTTCAACATACCATGCACCTTCTGCGTATTTTTCTGGGACGACAGTACCTTGAAAACTTATTTTCATTCCGTTAGATAACGCATAACCGTTATCCATAGTATAAGTTTTCTTTCCTAATATCTCTTTCTCAACATCTATAAATGTTGCTTCGGAAATATCTTTTACTCTTATTAAACCAGAAGCATATATGTCTTTGTCAGACATATAATAAATTAAATCTGGAGTTGCAGCATCTAATTTTAATTCAATTGTTCCGTTTTCAACACTTTGGTTTGAGACTTGGGAAACAAGGTTAAATGTTGTATCTAATTCCCATTTATCACTATCTTGTTCGAACGAATCTCTTGATAAATGCTCTGTTATTGCTGTATAAATTGTTCCATTATAAAGGGCTTTTTCGCCAGTGTCGTAATATTTGGATTTAGTCCATTTATCGGCAGCAACTTTTCCGGTTCTAAAAGATATAGGATTACCAGGAGCATTAATCTCAAACTTATATGTTATACCTCTATATAAAGTAAGTTCAGGATTTTGTGTTAGTCCGTCTGGTGTGAACACATAACCATAATTATCGCCATTATTAACTGCTTTTACAGTGTACGTGCTTTCTACATCAATATTTTGTCCGATAACATTTATAGTTTGCGGTCCAGAAGGTAGCCAATAGTACTCACGGAAATTTACAAATTTGTCCCAATCAATATGCGGATTCCATGCATAATATTCCTGTCTACTTAATAAACTATAGTCATCGACATTACCGTCTAAATTGCGAATTTGGTTAACATAGTCGTTATAATCAGCATAAAACTTGACATTGTCTAATTCATCTTTAATAACAGCAACTGGTTCTAACTGGTAATTTTCTCTATCTACACTAACATCGCCGATATAGTTATCACCATAATTATATCCTTTGGCTTGCTTACGTCCAACATACCCATTTAATTTTTCAGCAGTACCTGGCTGAATTAATTGATCTAACGTGCTAGATAAAAATTTTGTATTAGTTTGAGTTCTAAAATATCTAGGAAGATGTGCTGCGCTGCGACGTCTTCCATCGTTATCTCCTGTTGGTAGCGGGAACTCTTTTTGATCGTTATCGTACGCCATTAATAAACTTAGCCTCCAGTTGTGCTACTTTGTATGCCTGTGTTTGAAGTAGTCGATTCTGTGACTACTGCACCAGACGCTTTTAATCTACTTGCCGTTATAGAATCAATAATATCTATATCACTAACAATTGCGGCACTAATAAAAATTTCATCTGCTTCGGATTTAACTTCGTACAAAGATCCAAAGGTTTGTTCTTCTTGTACCGGAACTATAATAAATGTTACTAAATCTGGACTTAATTCATTCATTACATAACTGGCTAGTTCTGAGAAATAAAACTTATCACCAAAATCCCAATTTTCTAATGCAAAGAACCTGTTCACTGCACTAATAATATCTGATTTAAGTTGATTGTCGTTAATAACTAAATCTGGATTTTTAACTGCTTTAAATCTCGCTTGCAAGTCTGCATCTGCTTGTGAACCAAATAATGCTTTGTATTTTACAGGATGATATATAATTTCATCACTTAATGATTTAATTTTATTAAGATTTGTTGAATAGCTTATATACAAGTTATCGCTACTTGGAGGTAAAGGTTTAGAACTTAAAGTTCCATCTAACCACTGTCTATAACTTGTGTCGTATGCTCTAGTTAACAAATAAGTATCAATGATATTGCTTGCACTTGGATCAATTCTACTGTTTTGGTCTGCTGCATGAATATATTGGAATTTTAAATTATCTCTACCAATACGAGCTTTATAATCAGTTTCGATTGTTAATGTATAGGTATTTGTATTAAGACGTTCAAAAATATCTTCTTGAATAAAATAAAATAATTGATTATTATCATATTGACTTAACGGACCTAAAGACGATTTAGATTCTAAAATAGTATTATCTGTTAAACCAAGACTATCCTTACTTACATAAGTATAATCGTTTACACCGTCGGCACTAGTAGTTTTTTCTAAAAATACTAACTTGTTTTTAACATTAACTGTTTCTTGAATAATTTCTTTGAAAATATCTGGGTTATCAACTACACTGTCTTCATCATCATCATAAAAACTTACTTGTATTTTCTTGCTATCTACATACCCTTCAGCATCGCGGTACTCTTCAACAATTTCCCAGTCAATATCATAATTAAAAGGATACGATGAATCTGGCTGTGTGTTTATATTCAATACTGATATTTTATCTTTAACAATCTTACCTGTTTTATTATTATAAATCTTATCTGAAGAATCGTAATAAAATCTAATCTGCGTATCACTTTCAAATACATATCGCATAGTACGATATGTTATCGTATACTTTTCGCCGTCAGTATTAAATATTAACAACCAACTAGAATCTAACTGTTGATTAGAAACATCGCCTGTTTTTCCTGTTGAAAAAGGACTAGAAATATTAAGATTATTTTCTGTGATAAGCCTCCATTCTCCTTGTCCTTGTGCGTATCTTAATCCAAATGTTTTATAAGCAAAAATTTGATCTGTTACTTGTGCTTGTACGTCTGTTGTCAATGACCCAGGGAGTGCTGTACGAATTTCTACTAGTTTTGCGCCTGTTGGAATTACATCGTTAAACATAATTGGTCCTGTGCCATTATCTTGCACTTCGGTGCCATCGTCAATTACAGAAATAACTTTAACCCAATGATATAACGAACCGCCGCGATAATCAGGTTGACCAGATACTAATTCTCCGTTAAGGAAATGATAACCTGTTGGCGGTTCAAATTTTAACAAAGAATTTGATTTCACATATTTCATATTCGATGCAGTAAATGCACCTACCTTAACTCTTACTCCGTTTGGATTTATAAGGTATCCTGTAGACAAATTAGTAGACGACGATGATTGATTCCAAACTGCTCCTAAATCTTCTACTAGCAACTGCGGGAATTTATCGAGATAATAGTTTCTAACTTTAATTTCACTTAAAATTGGTTCTACGACATTGACTATAGCACCTTCAATATCTGTTAAATTATCAAATGTAAATGAAGTTTTAAGATTTAAATATTCTTTATAAAGGGCACCATCGGTACCAAATAAATTTGTAGTAGAATACTTTCCAGTAGCATCAACTAAATCAAAATATCTTGAAATTCCGCTTGCTGTTCTATTAACAGATTTTGCTTTTACGATTTCTTGACTAATTGTCAATGGTCCTATCTGATAGTCTTCAGCAGTAATCATTCTATTTTGTGTATAATAGGTTGCCGGAGCATTTCGTTTAATACTTGTATTTGATTCTGAAAGCGTTGCATTGTCAACAGTATATTTTAATTCAAGCGTTAAAGTAATTGTTTCTGCTTTACCAGCACGTGATACATAAGGAATCCTTACTGAAATTCCACGCAAGTTATCTGGAGTTACAATTAAACGCTGATTTTTACTTGTACGGTAATATACTCTAAAACTTCCTTGCGGTAAAGATCCAAAGGTTCCGTCACTGAAAATTAAACTGATTCTATCTTCGACACGAGTTAATACAGAATATATATTTCTAATATTTTTACTTAAACTGTTATAGATAATGTTATTGCCTTCGATAGCATCAACTTTAGTCCATAACTCTTCTTCATTACCTAAACTATCTAGCTTGTATAACCAAATATCACTATTATTAACATTTCGTGCATCAATAGCAACTATTTGATTAGTCGACGGATTAGTAATATTAAAAGTACCTTGATCTAATGTACCTTGTCTAAAATGACAGAAAAATCCTGTGTTAGAACTTGCTGGACCTCTTCCGTCTTCTCTGTATATAAATGCAAAGTTATTGCCTGGAAATGGTGCTTCTTCTACAATACTATCGGAAGTTAAATTAGTTGATACAACTTCAAAAGAAGCAGACTTTCCATCTACAGTTTTCGTAAAACTATAAACAGGCACCACTGTATTTGTGCTAGTAAAACGATATTGTTCTGTAGGTATACCACTTATAGTTTCTCTTTTATTTGGACGTCCTATTGTACCATTAACTGGAAGTGCAGCATTAAGAACTCTAATAAATTGCTCGTACCAATCAGGGTTACTTGGATCGTTCCAAAGAATAGTTTGGTTTTCTAAATTAATATTATTAGAATCAATAATTTCTTCTGTGGTACTAACACTTTCTATCTTTAATAAACCGTTTGCTGCTTGATTACGCTTAGGATTATAGGAAAGCAATCTTGCTAAACGTAATACGCTTTCACGACGCTCTGCTAATTCTAAATAGTTTTCACGAGCATTTAGGTCGATACGGAATGCGATGTTTTGACCTAAGAATGCAATAAGATCAATAAGTGCTAGATACTCTGAACTTTCAATGTAATCGTTAAAATCTTCTGGATAATTTTCTCTAATATAAGAAACCATTGTACGACGTAAATTGTCAAAGTCGTAACTCTTAAAATCAGCGTTTTGGAAAGATTGGTATACACGTTTCCAATCTTCTGCTGCTAGTAGTCTATTCTGTCTATCTGTTGATGACATATTGCATTCCTCTTATACTATATTTATTTTTTCTAAATAACTGCGTAGTTAATTCTTATGTTAAGAATCCTGCATTTTCGTCAAATTTCATGCGCATACTTTCAGAAATATTATAAGGAAGGTAAGTTACTGTACACTCTATTTGCAACCCACTTTCATAACTCGTAACAGTAATATTATCAACACTTACTCTAGGATCATAGTTGATAATTGCTGTTACATTTTGTATAATAGTGTCTTTTAAACTTTCGGTTAAAGGTTCAAATAATGCGTCCCAAATGATAGTTCCAAATTCTGGATTAGAAAGTTTTTCACCTTGGCGAATATGAAAATGATTAATAATATCTTGTTTAATTAAAGAAATATCATAAAGCGTCCAATCAGCTGCATCGGAATTTACTGTGCTGAGTCCTCTATATGCTTTGCTTTCTGGAATAGCAGACTTTTTTTGATTGCTAGGTACAGAAATTTGTTTATAGATATTTTTTTCTAACGTGCTCATATGGTATTTATCTTAGCTATTCTTTAGATTTTATAACACCATTATTTGACGCTTGCACTTCTGAACTCTTAACACTTTGACTAGAAGTTTTACTCTTATTTTTACGGAAAGTATCTGGAGTTGAAGTATGGTATGTCGGTTCTATTGTAATTGGTTCTTTTTCTACTTCTGGTTCGTCTTCAGGAGGAGGAATATATTCTTCCCCTGCTTCTTCAGCAGCAGCTCTTGCTTCTGCTTCTGCTTCTGCTGCGGCTAATGCTTCTTCCTCTGCTGCTAATGCTTCTTCCTCTGCTACTAACGCTGCTTCTTCTTCTTGTATTGCTGCTATTTCTTCTTTTATTCCTTCTAATTCTTCTTCAGTATATTCTGATGCTGGATTATATCCGTATTGTTTTAGCAACACTTCTAAATTAATGTCTGTTTTATTTTTTGTTACTTCTAACGGATTAAGATTTTCATGCTGGTACCAAGGTTCGTGCATAGGAACACGCTTCATCATACTTAAGAATTTCTCTCTATCCTCTGAATCATACTCACCATCATAAGGTCCCCATAAAAAGGGATTAGGCAAATCAAATGTTTGAAATACTTCTAATGCTTGTGCCGACTCTGCTTCTGTTTGACTTTCGCTGTTCATGTGAATTTCTGTAGCATGTTCTACATAATTTCCTCTTGCAGTTACTTTTTTGTCTCCCATTACTTTATTTTCATCTGTTCCTAAAACTTTAACAAGTTTATCTTTAGTAACATACAACTGATAATTTTCTACACTTTCCATTTGTATATTTTTTAAGGCTTTAACATTAAAGTTTCTTCCTGCTTCTATGTTAATATCTCTATCTGCTCTAAAATTTAAGTCCGTTTCAGAATGGATCGAAATACTATCCTCGGCGTAGATATCGATCTTTCCGTTAGAAGTCATCTCTATCCAAGTAGTACCTTTTGAATTTCCTATATAAATTAAATCTTCTGAATTATGCATTAAAATTTGATGCCCTGTTCGTGTTTTAATACGAACAAGTTCGTTATGAGGAATAGTAGGAAATCCACCTTCTTCACCACCTTCTTTATTAGCATATTCTGATGGACTATCTGCTGCTTCTCCTTTACGCAAAAGTGTAGGATCGCCATCGTCCATTACAAACGAACTGCCACCAAGTCTATTATATGCCGTTACAGATTGTGCAAAATTTTCACCATATCTAATACCAGGAGATCCAAAGCGTCTATCTTGCGGACCAGGAGTGCTTATACCAAATACTGTACTTGGAACTTCTCTGCGTGCAGAACTTGTTGTTATTCCTCTAGTTTCATCTTCTGTTAATCCTTGTGCATCTAAAATATTCACTGCATCTGTATTAACAGGTTTAATAAAACGTGTAGGATCTCTTCCTACACCTGTTTCAATTTTTTTGTTATATTCGCCAACTGGCAACTTTGTATTAGGATCCTGATCATTATATGTAGTCGAAGGATTTACAGCAGGGACCATAAAATTCATATATTCATCTTGAACACATCCTATCCAAAAACCATTACCTCTAATCCCTTCAGCAAATATTACTAACACCATTGATCCTACATCCGGTGGTACAAACCACATTCCGTAAGATTTTTGAGAAAACTTATATCCCGGATTTTTTGTAAGTCCGTCGTATGAAGTCGCGCCATAAAAAGGAGACAAATATCGCGCTTGCGCAAGACGTCCTGGAACATTTGGCGCATTACCTGATTCGTTTGTATATAGAATTTCAACTTCTAAACTTCCCATATACTTAGAATCAAGATGATTTCTAACAATAGCAAGATACGGTCCAGGATTTCCTCGAGGGTCAAATAACTCTGAGCTTGATCTGCTAGATTCTGGTTTTTTTGCCATATTAGATATAATCTCCTAAATTATCGTCCCAAACTTTTTGATCTGTATTACTCTGAGTAATATTATTCGCAATATCTTTAGCAAAATTGTTTACACCGTCTGGTATTTTTCCATTTAGGAAATCTTTTGCTGCTGACAAATCAATGCCGTACTCTGATAAAACATCTCCTGGAATACTTATTCCGCCTTTCCCTCCAATAGATGCAGCACTAACATCAAAACCTTCAGGAATAAATTGCCCTGGTCCAACAGATTGATCAGGCAAAGGAGCAAGTGCTGCACCAGCTTTTTCTACAAATGCTGCTCCGGTTCCTGTTGGTGCAGCATCGTTTGTGTCGGAAGGTTGATTACTTCTACGAATAGTTTTTAAAACTTGTATAAATTTTCCGCCGCTAAATTTATTATCCACTGATAATACTTGATATAATCCGCTAAATGCTCCTATTGGTTTAGAACCTAACTCAGGAAAAATCATATTACCATCATTACCTATGTCAAGAGGAGTTCTAAAATTAATAACAATATCAACTTCTGAGCTTTGATAGTCTATGCCTCCGTCAATGGTCATATTCATAACTCCTGCTAACTCAGAAGCATTATAATTACCCATGCCGCTATCAGCTATATAATATGGATCTCCCCATATTTCTAAATCTACAGCAACTAAGTCAGTAGGGCTATTTACTATTGCATCATTTAACGAACGTGCAATTTGTGTTTCTGAACTTACTTCTGCTCCGCTTCCTATTCCTCCAGACGAAGTCTTTGTAGTTTCTTGTACTGATTTAGTACCTGTCTCAGAAGTTACGTCTGTACCTTCTTGCAATCCCGGTGTGGCAGAAGGAGTATCGGCAGCAATTTTATTTCTACCGCCAGCAACAGCATCTGCATGTTGTTGTCCGTAATCGCCCATAACTGCTAGATAAAAGGCAGTATTAATTTCAATATTAAAATTAATTATATCATCATTTTTACCTGTGTAAATGTAATTGTATTCTTTTAAGGCTTGTTTTACTAATTCTTTATAGCCCGGCGGAACTTGTGTTGGTCCTGCTGTTCTTCCTGCATGAACTCCGTACGGAATAACTCTATAAACAAATACCTTAGGTGTTTTACCTGTCTGTGCCACATTCTCTGGATCTGTTACATTAAAAACATTTGCTTCAATTTTAAACCACTTTTTCATCCCTACACTATCTGGTGTCTCTGACACAAATTGACGACCGTATTCTGATAATAAAATTAACTCTTCAATGACATCTTGTATCTTAGCACCTTTTGGAAATTGTATTTTTTTGGCTTCCCCTGATATAACAATGTCGCCTCTCTTAAACACTCCAGAGTTATTTTCATCTTCAACAAAGGCTGGTTTTCCAAAATATGTTTTTCCGCCGTCGAGATAACTTTTTGCAATTTTTGATAAACCTATTTTATTCGTATTTGCTTCATCTTCTGCAAATTCTCTAATAGTTTCTCCTAATGCACTACGAGTAACTACTACACCTAAAAGTTTGTTTAACTCTGTATCAAAATCTTCTGGAAGATTTTGTCCTTCAATGCCAGATAGAGATTGAAAAATCCGTGACTTCTGTTCATCAGTTAATTCTCTAATTTCACCTTGACCAGACGTAGTAGTAGCACCGGCATTATTTTCTGACTCTCCAGCTAATTGTTCATCTATAGAACTTCTTTGGGTTGGGAACAAAATTACATATTGGTCTCCGGTAACTTTGTTTTTAGCATTTTCTTGTTCTACCTGTCTAGTGTTTAATTGCGACGCAAGACTATTAGGGCCGGTTTGCAACATTTCTAAAAGCGTTTCGCCTTCTAAGTCAAGATCTGTCTGTAGCATTTGTATTTCATCAGCAAATGCTGTTTCTTGCCAAGGTATAGCTGATACATCATAAACACTTCCTGATTCAGTAACACTAAACGATACACTCGCAAGTTTTAATGGGAACATTCTTTTAGTTTGAGGAATGGTTGTATACCTTCCTTCATCATCCCATCCTATAAATTCTACTGTCAACAAAAATGGCACTTCGATATAATTTGAATTAGGATTTACCTGCATAGCAGCAGTTTGTAAAGACTTTAAAAACAGCCCCATTGAATAAGGTTCGATGACTTGAAAGTTAATGCTGGTTGCGTTTGTTTGTTTAGTTTTTGGGTTTGGAGCTATAAGGGTTTCGATCTCTACTTCGTCAATAAAATACTCTGTTCGTACTCCGTGCTGTTTATCATAAAAATGTTGTACTTGCTTGTCTCCTGTCCCTCCAGAACGTATAAGAATTATACTAGGACCATTTTTTCTATAAGTTGCATCTGGAAAGTTAAGTTCTGTATTTGTTAACGGACCAAAAGTAAAGATATAATTGTAGCTGGCAAATTTACTTAACTTGTTTTCAATTGGGATACTAATTCCTGTATTTCCGCCGGTGCTAGAAATGCTTCTATCTTCATCTTCAACAACATATTCACCTAAATTGTCATCCCACACTGCTCCTGGAGGACCAGACGAGTCTGCAGAAACTGTATCAGCTGCATTAGTGTTAATATCTGCCATTTTAAGTTCCTAGCAGTTTTTGTAGATTTCTTCCTTTAGGAAGATAAATTTCTGTTCCAGCCACAAAATCATATATTGGATCTTTTAAAACATCTATGTTTCGTTGGGCAAATACCCACCATAGTTTATGACTACCGTACAAACCGTATGCTAATAAATCAGGTCTATATGTAAACTGCGGTTGTATAGCGTACAAAATATCATCGTTTTCTGCAGGTATTGAACGAATAGATAATATATCTAAGTACTGATTTTTAACTATTTTTGTTTTATTCCAAGGACTGTTTCCGTCATATTTTGCCATTATAAGTACCCACCGTTAATATCTGTTAAATATCCTCCAGAAACAAACTTATCAAGACTAAACTTATTAACTTTATCTCTACTGTAAGCAGGTTGTAAAGTAACTGTAATTAAAGATTTAGTAGGAGCCCAACTTCCGTTTGGACCTATTTTTGCTTTAATATAGTCTACATCCGGTTCTAAGTTAACTGTAAAATTAACAATAACTACAGGAACGTCTTTAAAAACGTAATCGCCGTACCCATTTAATTTAACTACAGGAGGAGGAGCACCTTGTGTTGATGATTCTCCGTACGACATTTTAGTTACAGATTTTAAGTAATGCACTGCGCCTATCCAATATTCTGCCTCTCTTGGATTTTCTACTGTAAATTCGCCTGAAATTGAAAATTGATCTACGGAACTATTTGCATATACAGGAAATGGATAGTTACTATGCGTTGGATCTACTGAATTATATCTAGCACTATGTTGAATGTATACCGTTGGTGTATATGGGAACACAAATCCGTTAGTTTCCTTCAAAGGATTTAATAAGCTACTATCTTGATATTCAGCAGTTGGTGGTATTGATAATTTTACTCTCCAATCTGTTTCCTCACCAGTGTCCCACGCACCAAAAGCAATATTAGTTCCTGACGGTTCTGCTCCTAAATTAATACCTACTGCTGATAGTACACGTCCAAAATTTGTACTTGCAACTGCGCTAAGTCCTGCTTGCACTGCATTGTTTGCAATACTTGTTCCTGCAGAAACTATTTCAGAGCCTACCCTAGCTGCTGTACCTTGTATCAAGTCATCTAATGCCATAATGATTCTCCTGCTAAGTATTTAGTTGACTTTTTAAAGTGCATATATTATAATGTACGTTATTATTAGGAGAACTTCTTTGAAGAAAGTAAATTATTTAAACAACAAGGATCTATTAGCAGAGATACATAAATCAAAAAATACATTTTCCAGTTATACAAAGCCAGAATATAACTGTTATGATATTATTTTAGACAATTTAGAAAAAATAAACATAAGAACAATCGCAGAAGCAAAAAGAAACAAAGCAAAACGTTTAAGTCAAGAAGAATATGAACGCAGGAAACTCGCAGGAGAAAAATGTAAACAATCAGAATGCGAATACGACTATAAAAAAATAACCAAAGACGAACTAATATTTCGGATAATGACTTATGATCATATTCCAGACGAGCCTGGCAGAAAGAAAAATCCTAAAAGCGTAGCAGATACAAAAGTTAAATTAAACTTTCCTCCTTTCCAACACTGGAAATTTGATGAAGAAGATAATCTTGTATGTGTAGGCAAGAGCCACTGGAAAGGCGATGTTGACTCTGGCAAGTTTGAACTTAAAAAAGGACAAGCTACAGATAAACTTGCTCGTATGTGGATGAAATTGTGTGATCGTTATGCCACTCGCGGTAATGTTCGTGGCTATACCTACAACGATGAGATGCGTGGACAGGCTATTTTACAATTAGCACAAATTGGATTGCAGTTTGACGAATCTAAATCAAATAACCCGTTTGCTTATTACACAGCAGCCGTTACTAATTCATTTGTACGCATTATTAATATTGAAAAACGCAATCAAAATATACGAGATGACATTTTAGAAATGAATGATTTAACTCCAAGTTATACACGCCAGCACAATGCAGAATGGGAATACGCTGTGAAACGTGAACAAGAAAACGGCGACTACTAAGGTTGACTTTATTTTACAAAGAAGTTATAGTGATAACACAAATATGGAGATAACTCTTGTTTAAGAAGGCAGCAGTATTTACAGATATACATTTTGGTTTAAAAGGAAATAGCAGGACCCACAACGAAGATTGTGAAGAATTTGTTGATTGGTTTATCGATCAGGCTAAAGAAAATAATTGCGAAACAGCAATTTTTTGTGGAGACTGGCACCACAATCGTAATAGTTTAAATGTTACTACTATGCAATCTACACTTCGTAGTCTTGAAAAACTTGGTGCAGCATTTGAAAAGTTTTACTTTTTTCCTGGTAATCACGATCTTTATTATAAAGACAAACGAGATGTACACTCTGTAGAGTTTGGTAGACATATTCCAGGAGTAACTGTCGTAAATGAATTTATTGAACAAGACGATGTAGCACTTGTACCGTGGCTTGTAGGTACTGAGTGGAAGAAAATACAACAATGCACTGCAAAGTATATGTTTGGACATTTTGAACTTCCGCACTTCTATATGAATGCAATGGTTCAAATGCCTGAACACGGTGACTTGCGTATTGAACACTTTGAGCATCAGGATTATGTATTCAGTGGACACTTCCACAAACGTCAAGTACAAGGTAAAATTCATTACATCGGTAATGCATTTCCGCACAACTATGCAGATGCATGGGACGATGAACGTGGCATGATGATACTTGACAAAGAGAACGGAGCTGAGCCGCGATATATTAATTGGTGGAACTGTCCAAAGTATCGCACAACTACTCTAAGCAAGTTATTAGACCCAGATGCAGATATTATCAAACCTAAAATGTATCTGCGTGTTACTATTGACCTGCCTATTAGTTACGAAGAAGCACAGTTTATTAAAGAAACTTACATGTCGCAACATAACTGTCGCGAAATTACACTTATTCCTCAAAAGCAGATTGAAGAAATTACAACTAACTTAGATATTTCTGCTTTTGAAAGTGTTGACGAAATTGTATCTAAAGAAATATCTGCTATTGATAGCGATAATTTTAATAAGAAACTACTATTAGATATCTACAACGAGCTATAAATGATTAGAATTAAGGATTTAACGGTTAAGAATTTTATGAGCGTGGGTAATCAAACTCAAGCAGTAGACTTCAGCCGTGAAAAGTTAACGTTAGTGTTAGGAGAAAACCTTGATCAAGGTGGTGATGACACTGGTTCGCGTAATGGAACAGGTAAATCTCAACCCTTAAGTGCAAAAATACTTACGCCTACTGGATGGGTTAGAATGGGGGACATTAAAGTAGGCGACTCTGTTATTGCACATGACGGTACTACTTCAACTGTAACAGGTGTGTTTCCTCAAGGAAAACTTAAAACATATCGTGTTAAGTTTCAAGACGGTAGAGAAACTCGAGCATCAGCTGATCATCTATGGTCAGTATATAGCAACCGTTGGTTTAAAAAAGATTGTCCAACCGCTAAAACTAAAGTTTTAACAACAGAAGAAATATCTAAAAAACTCAACAAGTATATTCTTCCTAATGGAAAGAAAAATTCTTGTGCGTATATGTATGCTCCTTTACCTCAAGCAATAGAGTTTGAAAAGAAAAACTTGTCGATCAACCCGTGGCTTCTCGGGTTTTTGCTAGGAGACGGATGCTTATCTACAAAAACTGGTATAGGATTTAGTTCGGCAGACAACGAATTAATAAACAAAGCCAAACATGTTTTAAAAGAAAGTCTAGATTTATCGATTAAAAAGCTGCCAGGAAAATATGATTACGGAATAACTGGTTTTGGAAAAGGTAAGTCTCATCCTCTTCGAGTATTACTCAAAGAATACAATCTCAATGGTAAGGTATCTTATGAAAAATCAATACCAGATGATTACAAAAACTCTTCAATAGCTGATAGATTGGAAATATTAAGAGGATTATTTGACTCTGACGGGACTGTTGATTCTAGAACTGGAACTCCTACATTTACATCAACCAGTTACCAGCTGGCATTAGATGTTGCTTATATTGTTAGAAGTTTAGGAGGTTTAACATATGTTTCTAAAAAAATACACAGCTCTATTAATCATAGAGACTCGTATACCGTATCTGTGAGATCTAACTTTTCAAAGGATTTGTTTTCTCTAACTAGAAAACAAAATCTAGTCAAACAAGACTATCAATACAAAAATCGTCTAAGATCAAAATTTGTTTCGATAGAAGAAGATGTAGAAGAAGAATGTCAATGTATTATGATCGATCACAAAGACAGTCTTTATATTACAGACGACTTTGTAGTGACTCATAATACCACAATAATCAACGCACTGTCTTACGCACTCTATGGAACAGCACTAACAAATATTAAGAAAAACAACCTTATCAATAAAACAAATTCAAAAGGTATGGTTGTATCGTTGGACTTTGAAAAGGATGGCATTGATTATAGAATTGAAAGGGGACGTTCACCTACGTTCTTAAAGTTCTATATTAATGACCAGGAACAAGATTCAGATGCCGAAGATGAATCACAAGGTGACTCACGTAAGACTCAGGAAGCTATCTGCGAATTGTTAGGCATGTCTCATGATATGTTTAAACACATTGTCGCTCTTAACACATACTCCGAGCCGTTCCTTGCGATGCGAACTAATGATCAACGTGCTATTATTGAGCAGTTGCTCGGCATCACAATACTTTCTGAGAAAGCGGAAGCTCTTAAAGAGCAAATTCGTAACACAAAAGAAAGTATTACAGAAGAAACACTAAAAATTGATGCTATCAATAAAGCAAACTCGCATATTGAAGAAACTATTCGTAGTTTACGTACTAAACAAAGTGCATGGCATGCTAAAAAGCAGCAAGATCTTGTACGTTTACAGCAAGGTTTAGCAGAGTTAGAAAAATTAGACATCGAGGCAGAGCTTGGATTACACGAAAAACTTGCTAACTGGACTGAATTAAACACAGCAAAGACGGCTCTTAATAAAGAAAAAAGCACATTAGATGCTGCTCTATTGCAAGCAGACAAGCGTGTTAAAAAGATTGAAAAAGACGTCTTAGAATTAGAAGATGCTGTGTGTTCTACGTGCGGACAAGCTCTACACGAGGACAAAAAACAAGAACTATTAGAGTCTAAAGCAAAGGATTTAGAAGATTCTATTTCTTATCAATTAGAAGTTAATACTAAATTAGCAGAAGTATTAAAAGGTTTAGAATCTATAGGCGACTTAGACGGAAAGCCAAATACTTTTTACGAAACGTTAAAAGAAGCATACGAACACAGAAACAACGTAGATAACTTACGTCAATCTGTGATAAGTAAGACTGAAGAAGCGGATCCATATCAGAGTCAGATTGACGAACTTTCCAACGAAGCAATCCAAGAAGTTGATTGGACACCTATTAATGAACTGAA